CTTAACTGCTGGCACGAATTCAGTTGGGGGTTAGCTCAGTTGGTAGAGCAACGGGTTTTGATCCCGTTGGTCGTAGGTTCGAGTCCTACACCCCTTGCCAAGATTTGCCCTCATCGTCTAACTGGTTCAGGACGCCGGACTTTCAATCCGGGGATGCGAGTTCGATTCTCGCTGAGGGTGCCAAATTTGTCACTCGCCCGAAACGAGAAACACGTGGCTGTGGAAACCGATGCATACGGACCACGGCAGTGAAAAGTCGGAATTGAAGTGTACGCAGAGGAAAGGCGTAGCACGCTCTCCCCGCATCCGAGCCTGATTCGGTCGGCGAGGGTACAAGGCAAAGGGCTTTCTCGGGTGACAATCTTAGAGGACGTGGGTTCGGGCAACCGGGCCTACGAAGTGACCTCCATCGGGGTGCAAAGCCCTGTCCAAACATTTGCCTCGTTAACTCAGCGGTCAGAGTGCTCCCCTGTCTAGGGAGAAGCCGCCAGTTCGATTCTGGCACGGGGCGCCATCGGTTTCAAGCATTAAGGTGATGCAACTGGCTCTTACCCAGTAGAATGCGGTTCAATACCGTGGAGGCCGACCAAAGATCAATTCCGGTGAACCCGAGCAAGGTGCATGGGCCTGACTGTTAATCAGAGGTTAGGTTGGTTCGATTCCAACCTCCGGAGCCAAAATACGCGTGTCATGTTCCAAAGGTGGGACAGGAGGCTGTAACCCTCCCGGCCTCTAGGCCATGCTAGGTTCGATCCCTAGGGCACGCACCAAGTTTTCAAGGTGGGGACGTTAGAGGCTAGTAAGTCCGGCCTCGGTCGAAAGACACTGTGCCACCACCTCTCGGACGGGTAGCTCAGATAGTAGAGCACCGGATTGAAAATCCGGGTGTCGCTGGGGCAGAGCCAGCCCCGTCCACCAAAATTCATGGGGTCGCATGTGCCAAGGGCGGCGAGGAAGGTTTGCACCTTTCCTGTGGTGAGTTCGATTCTCACCGGCTCCACCAATTCAGCGGGTGCCAATGTTCCAAGGCTGGCGAGCGAGGCTCCAAACCTTGCTGGCGCGGTTCGATTCCGTGGGTGCTTGCCAAGGAAGAATGGCAGAGTGGTCTATTGCAGGACGGTGCTAACGTCCCGGGCGGCAACGCCCCGTAGGTTCGACTCCTACTTCTTCCGCCAGATTTCAGGGTGTAATGTCAGTTGGTAGACGGCGAGCTTTGGAAGCTTGAGGCCGGTGGTTCGAGCCCACCCACCCTGACCAGATTTCTGTCGTGGCCCTAGTGTAATGGCGAGCACTCCGAGTTGTGACCTCGGCAGACGGGTTCGATTCCCACGGTCACCCCACCATTCACGTATCCTTTCCTCTGCACTTCGGTTTCTTCTTTCTCCTTGTCTGGAGTGCAGTGGTGAGTGTATTCCGCCCCGCCCGGTTCGCCGTCGCGGGGTGTTTCTTTTGGAGGTTTCATGAGTGAACGTCCCGTCTTCGGGCCATGCAGCGAAAAGCAGCGACTCATTCTAACCGACGACACCACGGACGTGCTTCTTTGCGGCGGCGGGGCTGGCGGCGGTAAGTCGCACACCTGTCTTACAAAGGCGCTCAAGTTCATCAACGACCCGGCAGCCCGGGTCATCATCGTCCGTCGTTCCTATCCTATGCTGAAGCTTCCGGGGGGTCTGATTGACGAATCGAAGGGCATCTACAAGCACTTCAAGGGTAAGTTCCTCGTTCAGACATCGACGTGGGTCTTCCCGAACGGCGCGAGCATCCAGTTCGCCCCGATCCCTGAACCTGTGAGTGAGTGGCAGGGCCTTCAGGCCAGTCACATCCTCGTTGACGAAGCGGCTGAGTTCACTGAGGATGAAATCCTCTTCCTCATCTCCCGGCTTCGTGCGGTGCGTTACAAGGGCCACCTGAGCATCATCCTGACGTGCAACCCCTCCCGGGAGTCCTTCCTGTACGAGTGGGTCAAGTTCTCACTGGACGAAGCTACGGGTATCCCAATCGGCGGCACCGAAGATCGTGTTCGTTGGTTCATCAACGTCAGTGGTAAGGTTTACTGGGGTGAGAGCGTAGAAGAACTGTGGCAAGAGTACGGCACGAAGTTCGGCATGAATCGCGATCCCGCGAACGGCCCTATCAACTTCATGCCCAAGAGTTTCCGGTTCATTCCGCTCACGGTGTATGACAACCCCATCCTACTGAAGAACAATCCCGGCTATCTCGCCAACCTGCTGTCGCAGCCTCGCGTCAACCAGCTTCGTTACCTCCACGGCTCGTGGACGGCACGTGCTGAAGGCTCTGGCCGTTTCCGGCGTGAATGGGTGGAGATTGTGGATTACCCTCCCAACAACCCCATCTCCCGGGTTCGTTCGTGGGACTTGGCAGCTTCCGTTCCATCTGAGACGAACCGCGATCCTGACTGGACGGCGGGTGTCAAGATGAGCCGTGCCAAGGACGGATTCTACTACGTAGAGGACGTGAACCGCTTCCGTAAGCTCGCGGACGGGGTCATCAAGGAACTCGCAGCCACTGCCTACTCGGATGGACTGGAGGATTGCAAGGTGACGATCCCTCGCGATCCCGGCGCTGGCGGCAAGACTGCCAACGCCTTTCAGCTTCGACACCTTGCTGAGAACGGTGTGAACGCAACCTCGGTTGTCGTCTCCGGGCACTCTGGCAAGCTTGCACGATTCTCCCCTTTTTGTACGCTTGCCGAATCGGGGTTTGTACGGATCGTCCGAGGGGATTGGAATGAGGCTTGGCTGACGGAGCTTGAACTGTTCGAGGGTATCCGTGGACAGAAGGACGACCAAGTGGACGCCACGTCCGACGCCTTCAACACCCTCTCCCGTCAACTGAACCTTCCCAACTTCGCGGTCCCGAATTTGACACAACCTAGTCAAATTCCTTACCATCCCGGCCAACTGCCCTTGACAAGTTAAGGGTTGTATGCTATAATTGCTTTCAACTGATAGGAGCAGCCATATATGCCTGAAGCGAGCACGCCACAGGGCGTAGACTCCACGGCGGCTCTCCAGCCCGATCAGGACGCCATTATCCCACGCATGAAGCTTGGTGAGCAAGGTGTCCTCGGCCTGAAGACGAGCAACCGACGAATTCTAGAAGAGGCGCAAGCCGCCTTCCGGTTCCCGGCCTTCATCCAGACTGTTAACGAGATGCGCAACAACCCCACGGTTGGTGCTGCAATGAACGTCTACCGGATGATGATTTCCCGCGTGAAGTGGGATATCGAACCCCCCGCGAACGCAACAGAAACAGACAAGGCGCGAGCCGCCATTATCAAGACGATGATGGACGATATGGACCACTCGTGGTCTACGTTCATTGAAAGCGTCATCCCGTATCTCGAATATGGGTTTGCCATCAACGAAAAGGTCTACCGTCGTCGCCTCAAGCGAAACGGTTCTAAGTTCGATGACGGCTTGATTGGCCTCAAGAAGCTCGCCCCTCGAAGCCAAGAAACCATTGGTGGTTGGTGCTTTAGCCCGGACGGTCAAGAACTGCTCGCGGTTGAACAGAACCTCCGATATGTCGAACATGCCTATCTCTTCGCAGACCGCTTTGACGAGCGGGGTATGCTGAAGATTGACCGGGAAAAGATTCTCCTGTTCACGGCGAGCCCTACCAAGGGTAACCCGGAAGGCAATTCGATCTACAAGAACATCTACCTTGCGTTCAAGCAACTCGCGTTGCTCCAGAATCAAGAACTCCTTGGCATCACCAAGGACGTGCAAGGTATCCTGAAGATCGCGATTCCGCCTCGCTACCTCGACCCGAATGCTTCCCCGGAAGATCAAGCGGTCGTCGCAGCGTTCCAGCAGATCATCGACAACTACAACGCGGGCACTCAACGGGGTCTTCTGGTCCCGAACATGATTGACCCGGAGACGAAGCAACCGCTGTTCACCTACGACCTCATGGAGTCGAAGGGTCTGGCGAAGTACGACACGGAGAGCGTGATCCGTCGCCTTCAAGGTGACATCCTCTCTGCCCTGTCGGTGGACGTTCTGAAGCTTGGCTCAGACGGTTCCGGCTCGTTCTCCCTCGCGGAACAGAAGTCGTCGGTGCTCGCGCTCGCCATCGACTACCGTCTTCGTGAAATTGCTGAGGTTCTGAACAACGACCTGATGCGGCAATTGTACGAGCTTAACGGCTGGGATGCAAGCAACACAGCAAAGTTTGTGTACGCGGACATCGAAGACGTGAGCCTCGAAGAGTTCTCGAAGGCCATTCAACGCATCTTCTCGACAAGCGCCATTGAAGTTGACCGAGACGTTCTGAACCGTGTGCGTCAGATCATGGGTATCCCGCTCAAGCCGGATGACGAACCTGTGGACAAGGACAACCTCCCCGCCACTCTCACTGGGCAATCCAGTGGTGCAGGGGCCGGAATGGAGGTAGGCACGACTGGCGAGGGCACCGCAAAGAACCCCGCCAAGAACAGCAAGCAGAACAAGTCGGACAACAACGCCAACAACTCTGCGTAACAGGAACCCGAATGCATCCTCACAGCCTTTATCGGCTGGCTTCGCGGGTTCACAACACACCTCACTTGATCGTCCCGGACGAGTTCCACTTCATCCTCAATTATCTGGATGCACGGAACTCTCCGCTCTTCGCTCCTACGTCTGTCCCTCTGGACGACGACAATCAGGAGTCGATGGACGACGACGTTGATCCCGGCCCGTCTCCCCTTGACGACGACACGAACCAGATTCCTGTCGTTTCCGTTGATGGCACCCTGACGTACAAGCCGGTCATGTCGATGTGCGGTGAAGTTGGAACCAGCTACCAAGCCCTCGTTGAAACCTTCGAGGAACTGGCTGAAGCCGGTCACAAGCTCATCGTTATGGAAGTCAGTTCGGGTGGCGGCGAAGCCTCTCACTGTTTCCAAGCTGCAAATGACATTCGTGCCATCTGCGACGACAACAACATCCAACTCATCGGCTACGCCGACACGATGGCGTGCTCCGCCGCCTACGCGTTGATCTGCGTGTGCGATGTAGTGATTGCCAATCCCTCTGCCTCGCTCGGTTCCATCGGCTGTGTCGTCTCTCTGCTCGACACCTCGAAGGCAATGGAGCAAGCGGGCCTGAAGCGCATCTTCATCACTTCCGGTGAGAACAAGGTGCCCTTCGATGCAGACGGCTCTTTCAAGGAATCGTTCCTTGAGGAAATTCAAGCTGACGTTGACCGGCTGAACGATGAGTTCACCGCACACGTGGCAGCCAATACCGGCATTGACGCGAAGATCATTCGCTCGTTTGAAGCTGGTGTCTTTGACGCTGAAACCGCTGTGCAAAAGGGCCTCGCCAACGCCGTGATGACCAACAAGCAATTCGCGGCCTACGTCGCGTCACTCCAAGGAAACCAATGAAGCAATCCATGCTGAAGACGCTTCTCGGCAAGTTTGGCGGCGAAGAAGTCGCTGCGCCCGAAGCTCTCACATCCCTCCAAGCCGAATTCGACGCGTTCAAGCTCGAAGCTTCGGCACAAACCGCTGAACTGTCCGCCGCGCTGGAAACTGCGCTGACTGCGGTCAAGGAAGCTGACGCTCGCGTCGCTGAACTTTCTGCTGCTGTGGAAGCCGCTGTTGCCGAGAAGGCTGCGATGGTTGCCAAGGCTGCTGAAGCCAAGGCGAATGCACGCAAGGAAAAGATCGTTGCTGCTGTCGGCACGGCCCGGGCTGACGCCCTGTTCGCTGCGACAAGCAATCTCGAAGATGCTGCTTTCGACAGCGTGATTGGTGCTCTTGTCACCAGCGCGTCGGCTGAAGCTTCCTCGAAGCTTTTCACCGAAGTCGGTGTGACGGGTGAACCCTCTCCCGCCCAAGCCGCTGCTCCTGCTGTCGAATCTGCGGAAATGAAGATTCTTCGCGAGAAGTACGCAGCCAGCGCAAACCAATCTCAGGGCGCTTGAGCCCATCTCCCTAGCTAGGAAAAAGGAAACACAATGACTGTTCTCTCCACCGACACGACACGCCTGAGTGGCGTTGTCAAGATGGAATTCGAGCCGCAGAGCCAATACTGCCGCGAATCCATCATCATCAACGACATCGCTGCGACTCTTGCTGTGGGCACCGTGCTCGGCAAGGTTACGGGCACTGGCAAGTACAAGGTCTGCCAGACCAACGCTGTTGACGGTTCGCAGACCCCTGCTGCCATCTACATCGCTGACGGTCTTGGCCTGTCGGGTCCGCTGACGCTGGCTGCTGCGACTGACACCAAGGCAATCGTGCTCGCTCGCGGTCCTGCCATCGTCGCTGACATTGGCCTCGCTTTCGGCGCTGCCAACCAACCGACCGTCTCTGCGTGCAAGACAGCTTTCGCTGCTCTCGTGCCTCCGGTCCTCGTGGAAACGGGCCTGTAAGCCCTGACCCCGATCTAAACATCCACAAGGAACAATCACAATGATTATCCGTAGTTTCTCGAACGGCTTTGAAGTCCAAGACTGGACTCAGGAAGTTTCGTTCATCCCGAACCAATGGGGCACGATCGGTCAACTGGGCCTCTTCGCTGAAGAACCTGTTGCTGAACACGTGGTCGTGTTCGAGGAAATCGACAAGGACGGCGCGCTTCTGCTCGACCGTGTGCGCGGTGACCGTGGCAACGTGGGCAAGGACTACAGCCGCAAGCTGCACACCTTCGCTGTGCCTCACTTCCCGTATGACGACTACATCAGCCCGCAAGACCTCCAAGGCAAGCGTGCTTATGGCTCGATGAACGTGGAAACGCTGGAACTGGTCCGCACTCGCAAGATGGAGCGCATTCGCCAGAACCACGCTTGGACGCTGGAATACGCCCGCGCCAAGGCCATCGTCGCAGGTACTGTGTACGCTCCGAACGGCACCGTGTCGCAAGACTGGAATGCTGAATTCGGCGTGACCCGCCTGACCGTGGACTTCACGCTCGGCACCTCGACGACCGACGTGATCGGCGCAATCGAACAGGGCACGGCCCGCATCCAAGACTACGCGTTTGGTGAAACCGTGACTGGCACCGTCGTGCTGACTTCGCCGGAATTCTTCGCGAAGCTCATCTCGCACGCCGCTGTGAAGACTGCCTACCAGTATTACATGGCTGGCAACCAGCAACCGCTGCGTGATCGCCTCGGTGGCTTCTCGATGCACCGCACTTTCGAGTTCGGCGGCACGAAGTTCATCGAAATGCGCGACACCTACGCGGGTCAGCGTCTCATCCCCACGGGTGAAGCGTACATGGTTCCGCTGGGCACGAGCACGACGTTCAAGACGTACTTCTCGCCTGCCAACCGTTTCGGTCTGGTGAACACGCTCGGCGAACAAGTGTACCTGTTCGAGACTCAGAACCTCAGCGGCACGCGCATCGACCTCGAATCCGAGTCGAACTTCGTGAACGCTCTCCTGCGTCCGAACCTCGTGGTCAAGTTCTTCTCGTCCAACTAATCTAGAGCCTTCGGGCTTTTGATTGGCGAAGCCCCTCCCTCCTGACGGGGAGGGGCTTTTCTCGTTTAGGGGAAAACCAATGTCTCAATCTCCCACGCTGAAGATGTTCGACCTTGGCACGACGCCTGCGACATTCGCTGAGGGCAGCATTCCCGCTGACCTGAACGGTGTCCCGCTGTTTGCCACGAACAACCTTCACGCCCTCTCTGCTGCGAATACGAACGCTGCAAACGTCAAGGCACAAGCCGGGCGTGTGTTCGTCATCAACGCGATCAACACGGTGGCTTCGATCCGGTATCTGAAGCTCTACAACAAGGCGACGGCTCCCGCTCCTGCGTCTGACACGCCCCTGAAGACATACCAGATTCCGGCATCCGGCACTCTCAGTGTTTCGATTCCGAACGGCATCGGCTTCTCGAACGGCATCGGCATCGCTGTCGTGGCGGGTATCGCTGACAACGACGCTACCGCGATTGGTGCTGGCGACATCCTGCTCGACCTCAGCTACGCGTAAAGGATTCCAATGACGACCATCGATCCGTCCACAAATCTCGGCAAGGTCCGACTTCGGGTGGGTGATTGGTCCGACATCCCGATCCTTCCTGACACGGTAGTCAACCAGACCCTCACGGATTGTAACAACAATGTGATCCGTGCGAGTCAACTTTGTGCTCAGTACATCCTCGCGACACTGACTGCAAAGACACACCGCAAGCTGGCCCAACTTGAAACGTGGTCGTCGGAACAGTTCGACAACTACGTCAAATTCCTTCAGATGACGGTTCTCAACCCTCACCTCTCTGGCATCGCTCCGGTGCCTTACGTGGTCGATTCGGGCGTCGAGAATCCCATCGAACAGTTCATCGAGAACTGGAAGGCTGGCTACGAACGTGGTGCTGTGGTTGTGCCGTTTGATCCGTACACCCCTGCTCCTTCTCCGGTGATCGTGAATGAACCAATCTAACGACTTTGACACGGCGGCTCTTGCCATCGTGCAGGAGTTCGGCGGGACTGGGACATACACACGGTACACAGTGGGCGCGTACAACCCTGCCACTGGCAAGGCTACGCGTACCACTACATCGCAGACGGTCAAGGTAGCGATTACCGACCTCCAGCTTCGGAGCAACGGTACGTCGCTGAAGTACGGCACGGAAGTGGTTGCGGGTGACAAGGAAGCGTATCTCATCCCTCCCGAGAAGACTGGTGGCACGTCCATCGCTCCTATCGACGTGGTGAATGACACGCTGACTGTCGGCCCCTACACCTACACAATCGTCTCGTACAAGGAAACCAATCCGGACGGCACCACGCCGATTCTGTATTCCCTGTACTTGCGCCGGTAAGGCATTGACAAACAGTGCTGGCCGTGCTATAATCTCATTCACTTGGGAGAAAAATGGCTAGTTTTGCTGCGTCCGTCAGCAACAACGTCTATGCAGTGCTGACCAAAGTCAATGCAGACGTTCACAAGATCGCCCGGGAGTTGTTTACCCTCACCGTCGATCTTACGCCCTCTCCGTCAAATCCCGGCCCCTATGCCACCGGCCATCTCGCCGATCAATGGTATCCCGAGGTTGGGGACTTTTCCGACGAACTGAGCCCTTCCACTAGCTCCGATGGAGCGGGAAGCAAGTCTCGAATTGCTGCCGTCATCGGTAGTACGTTCTTCGGGAAGGACGGGAAGCTCACCTTCACCAACAACGTCCCCTACGCCTATCGCGCCGAAGCAGTCGGCTGGCCCATCGAAGATGGCTGGTCGGGTCGCCAAGGGCCTTATCGTATGGTGGCGCGTGCTATTCAAGCGGTCGCCGCTAAGTACCAATGAGCAATCCAATCATCCGGGCCGCTCTTGAATCGCGGCTCGCTACTTGGGCTGCAATCCAATCCCCTCCGATCATCGTCTCTTATCAGAACGTGGCTTTCAACAAGCCCGCTGACGATGAGACGCCGTTCCTTGAATGCTTCCTGATTCCCAACACGGTCATGAGCCGGGACGTTGCCCAAACCAAGCAACGTCGCTACGGCCTCTTCCAGATCAATGTGTGGTGTCCTCAGGGTGCTGGCATGGGCATCGCGGAAGCTCTGGCGGAAAGTATTGCATCTCTCTTCGGTCCGCTCCCTAAGAACGGGCCTGTCTTCATTGAACAACCTCCTACGATTGATCCGGCCATCCTCGACGATGCAAGTTGGGTCATCGTTCCAGTTCTTGTCAAGTATCGTTACGAATCGTAACGCTGAAAGGAAAATCCAATGGCTGCACTTACCTTCACGACTGGCGTCACCAGCACGAACGGTCCTGTTGCTGTGACCAAGCAAACCATGACGACTTCCGATACCTTCACCTATGCGCAAGGTCAAGGTATGGTCGCCATGCTATACAACCCGAACCTTGGTTCGACTGTGACCGTGACCTTCGTTGGCACGTCTCCCACACCGATCAACCTTCCGGGCGGCGGCGGCACTTTCTCCACCGCTGGCGGCAAGGCCGTCACTGTCCTCAACAACGGTGCTACGTTTGTTGACCTTGACGACATCTCTGCGTATCTCACTGGCAACGGCACTGTGACTGCGACTTCCTCGCTCGCTGGCCTGTTCGTCTTCCTGTTCCAAGCGTAATCGACGCTTAACCCTCAAAAGGAAATCTCATGACTGTCATGACCACAGCGGGCTCGACGCTTGCGCTGTCCGCTACTCTGCCCGCGACGTATGACGCCACGGGTTACAACGCCCTCTCGTGGACTGTCGTCGGCGAAGTGACCGACCTCGGCGAAGCGGGCAAGGCTTTCAACACTGTCAACCACTCGCCGGTTGGTTCGCGCCGGATCATCAAGCTGAAGGGCTCGTTCAACAACGGCTCCCTCCAGTTCCAGTTCGGCCGGGACTTCTCGGACGCGGGCCAGACTGCGTTCCTCACCGCTCTCGGTGTGGACACGGCCTACTCGTTCCGTATGGTGCTCCAGAACGGCAAGAAGCTCTACTTCACGGGCCTCGTGATGGACTTCAAGTACAAGGTCGGCTCTGTTGACCAAGTGACCGCTGCTTCGAGCACGGTGGAACTCGTTTCCGACATCGTCGAAGTCTAATCCTGACTTCGGTTGAAAGCTGGGGGAGAAATCCCCCAGCCTCTACACGATAGCTGCAAAGATCAGCTACGTCAAGAAAGACCCTACGGTCTACTCCATTACTTACCACGAAAGGCATACATCAAATGACGCTCGACCTCGCTTCCCTCGCTCTCAAGGCGGACACCGAAATCCAACTCCGTCACCCTGTTTCGGGTGAACTGCTCTTCGCTGACGAAGACAAGACGGAGCCTGTGACGGTCAGCCTGTGGGGCTCCGCTTCCAAGCAGTACCGCAACGCTGTTGCTGAGATGCAGAACCGCGCCCTGAAGCGCCAAGCGAAGAAGGAAAAGCCCACTGCCGAAGTGATGCGTGAAGAAGGCATTCGCCTCCTGCTCGCTGTCTCGGCTGGCTCCAAGAACCTCGTGCTCGATGGCAACCCGGTCATCACCGAGGACGACTTCCGGAACCTGTACTCCAATCCCGCCTACTCGTGGGTGAAGGATCAGGTTGACGAAGCTCTCGCTGACACGTCGAATTTTTTGGCCCAGTAAGCGAGTCGCTTAGTCTGTACGTGCGCCACCTCGGGTGGCTGCACGCGATACCAGAAGGGGACAAGAAATCACGATTCGCGAAATACACAGCCTCGGACCCCGAACATCCGTTGCTGCGTATGCCCGACATCGAAACTGAACACGCGGCTGGTTACCTCCTAGGTCTGCTGCAAGAAGCTGGCCTCATGTCCTCTGGTGGCATGGGGCCAGTTCCTATTTCATGGGTCGAAATTGATGCATGGCTTCGGGTCACCGAACGTGAACTCTCCATGTGGGAGCGGACCACCATCAAGCGACTCAGCGAGGAATACGTTTCTGAGTTGGTGCAGGCCACAAAGGCTGACCGACCGGCTCCGTACATTCACGAAGAAGACCTGGACAACATCGACCGTGAGCGTGTTCAGACGAAGATTCTGTCTGTGCTCTCGAAGTTCATCCGAAAGACTCCGACAGAACCCGCCGAAGAGGCACTTGTAGAAAAGGACACAGACCAATGACGATGGACGTTTCTCGTCTTGCCATTGAAGTCACCTCGAATGGTATCGAGACAGCAACGAAGGCCCTCAACGGTGGTAATGGCCGTGGGGGTCTTGCTGGCGCTGCTGCGACCGCTGAACGCAATGTCACCAAGCTGACGGACTCGCTTGGCAAGATGATGGCTCTGAACACGTCGGGTACAGCCTCCGCGTGGGCAGCAAGCCTCGGTAATCTCGGCACTGTCCTCGCGCAGATCAATGCGCAGGCTGCCACTGCATCGAAGGCCATCTCTCAGATGGCTGCCACGATGGAAGATGTGACGAAGAAGACGAAGGACTTGTCTGCCGCCACTCGCGAATCTCACGAACGCATGAGCATCTTCAGCACGACCTTCCGTGCGATGACTTCGGCATTCGTCATTTACAAGGGCATCGAGCTTGCTCACAGCATCGTCGAAGTGAACGATGCGTGGCAAAACCAAGCTGCCCGTTTGAAGATCGTCACGGGCTCGGCGAGCCAAGCTGCCGCCGTGCAGGACGCGCTCTTCAAGTCCTCGCAGTCCGTCCGCATCCCGCTCGAAGAACAGGTGAACATGCTCACCCGTTTGCAGCCTGTGATGCAGAAGATGGGCTACTCCACAAAGGACGTGGTTGACACCGTCGATACGTTCTCGAAGGTCATCCGAGTCTCGGGTCTGAGCACACGTGAAACGCAATCCGCGATGCTGGCGTTCAACCACTCCATGACGGAAGGTTGGATGACGGGCCGGGCGTACAACTCGATGGCTCAGGAAGCTCCGAAGTTCCTCCAGATTCTTCGCGATCAACTTGGCATGACTGCCTCGGAATTCCGTAAGGCTGTGACCAACCGTGAAATCACGGGCGACAAGATCGTTGAAGCCCTGAAGGCAAACAAGGACAAGCTCGACGCTGAGTTCAACGAGATGCCTCGCACCGTTGCTCAAGCGTGGGTTCAAGTCAAGAACGAATGGGAACGCTCCATCGGCCAGATGGGTCAGGAGACGCAGTTCTCCAGCGGCGTCGTTGGCGTTCTCGACCTTCTGCGCAGCATCATCCCGGAGGTTGCTAACTCGCTGGGTCAAGCCTTCACGGAAATCCTGAAGTGGGTGAATGAGAACCGCGATTCGCTGGGCCAGATTTGGCTTCAAGTGAAGGGCATTGCTAAGGACGCTTGGGGCATCGCAACAGCCTTCGGTGGTCTGCTCGGTTCTATCTCCACGGCGGGTGGCGAAGTCAACGTCATCGGTCTTGGGCTGTTCACCGCTCGCGTCATGCTGGCGGGTATCGAAGACATCCTGAAGGTCGTTGTTGCCTCGTTTGCGGATGTTGGCCTCACCATTGGTGCAGTGCTCGTCTCGCCTCTGCAAATCGTTATCGAACTGCTTGGTACGCTTGAAGAACTGCTCACGGGCATGTTCAAGTACATGGCAGAAGTGGCATCGAAGCTGCACATGGATGGCCTGTCGAAGTCCCTCCAAGAAGCCAGCCAACGTGCCTCCAACCTGACGGATGAGTTCGCGGGTGCAGATGCCAAGATCGAGTCCTTCTTCGCGAAGGGCCACGCATGGGCCAACTCTCTTGAGAAGCCTATTGCGGAAGGTCATGGCGCGCTCGAAACTCTGCTCAGTGGTGCAGAGGATGTTGGTGCAGCTTTTGACAAGATGCAGAAGCACATCGACAAGGTGAGTGACAAGAAGGGTCCGCCTGAACCCCCTCACACTGACGACAAGATTGAAAAGGCTCTCGACGCGGATGCTCGTCATGCTGCGAATGCGATGGCCCAACTCAATGCTCAGTATGCAGACCTGATTGAGAAGAAGACCCGTCTTCTCTCGATGGGCTCTGAAGCTGACAAGCTGGGTCCGGCACAACGAGAACTGAACAAGCTTCTCGCCGAACGCATCGCCCTCGACGGTGACGCCTCGAAGGGTCTGGACGCCCGCCTCGCGGCTCAAAAGAAGGCAGACCTCGACGCACAGATCGGGCAAGCAAAGATCAACGCGGGCCTCGAACAGTACGTCAACAGTCTTCAAGGTGCGATTGACGCGGAAGCGAAGCTCGACAAGAACGCTGAATCGCGTGCGACAACGCTGGAACAAGAAGCTGCACAACTCCAAGCTAAGGCCGTCACGTATGGTCTGCTGAAGGGCGCAGTGGAAGAGTACACGGCTGCTCAACTCAACGCGAAGATCGCGGAGCTTGAAGGCATGAGCGACGATTCGCGGGACGAAAAGTACCTCGCGGCTCTCATCCGTCAACGTGACGCTCTCCAACAGATCGCCCACTGGAAGGGCATCATCGGCGGCAAGGACGCTGAGTCTGCTTTCGCTAAGGCGATGGACGCCAAGAAGCTTGAAGACTTCTCCACAGCGGCTCAAAAGTCGTTCGGGAAGATCGGGCAGGCTTTCGGCGGCATGGTCCTCGCTGCTCAGAAGTGGATGGACAAGCAAGGCCAGTTCAAGGCTGCGGCAGAAGATGCCAGCAAGATTCAAGACCCGAAGAAGCAAGAAGAAGCTTTCAAGGAACTTGCGGTTGCTCAATCTGAAGCTCAAGCTGGCGCATACGCGGACATGGCTGAATCTGCGAAGGGGTTCTTCAAGGAGAACTCGCGTGGCTACAAGATCATGGCCGACATCGAGAAGGGCTTCCGGCTCTACCAGATGGCTATGCAGCTTGAACAGTTCACGATGCAGATGACGCAAACCACGGCGGCTACTACAGCGCAAGTGGCTGGGCACGAAATTGTCGCGGCCTCGGCTGTTGCAGCGGCTCCTGCGGTCATCGGTGCGAACATGGCTATGGGTACATCGGCTGCTGTGGCTGGTGTTGCCAACCAAGCTAACGGTGATCCGTACTCGGCGTTCTTCCGGATGGCAGCTATGGCTGCGATCATGGCTGCGTTGGGCTTCGCGGTTACTGCTGGTGGCTCTGGTGGCGCTCACCTCGCTGCGGATCGTCAGGCTGTGCAAGGCACTGGCACCGTCCTCGGTGACGCTTCCAAGCAATCCACATCGATTGCTGACGGCATCAAGGCGCTCAAGGACAACAGCGACATCTCGCTGTCCTACTCGCAAGGGATGCTCTACTCGCTGCAAAGCATTCAAGACTCTCTCGCGGGCGTCACGAGCTACCTGCTTCGTGGTAACTCTTCGCTCCTGACTGGTGCTGGGTATCAGAACAGCAAGACCTACGGTGCTGGTAACGGCCTCGTTGGTGCGCTCAGTCTGCACCCTGACTTCCTCATGAATCTGCTCGGTCCGCTGGGCTCGTTCATGCAGAAGATTTCCGGCTTCGGCACTTCGACATCGCTGGTTGACTCGGGCATCACTGCCGGTTCTCAATCGGTTGGTGACATCCTCTCTGGCGGCTTCCAAGGCTCTACGTACCAAGACATCGAGACGAAGAAGAAGGCGCTGTGGATGACGTACAGCGATTCGACGCAACGCAATACGCAATCTCTCGACCCGACGACATCTGCGCAGTTCACTGACGTGATTGCTCAAATGGTGTCCACGGTGACTCAGGCTGCTACGGCTCTCGGCATGGACGCGACGACTGTGAGTGCGGAACTCGCCAAGGTTCAACTGAATCTCGGCAACCTCTCGCTCAAGGGTCTTAGCTCGGACGAGATTCAAAAGCAACTTGAAGCTGTGTTCTCTGCGTTCGGTGACCAACTCGCTACTGCGGCTCTCGGTCCTACCATCTCGTCGTTCCAACATGCGGGTGAAGGTCTGCTCGACACTGCCGTGCGTGTTGCGACTGGCGTCGATCAAGCGAACTACGAACTCGGCAAGCTTGGCTTGACAGCCGTGTCCTTCACGGATATAATCAACAAGCAAGGTGACATCGGCGCGGAAATCGTCCGTCAAAGCATTGAAGTGAAGGAAGCTGGCACCGGCATCGGTGACATCATCCAGACCATGCAAGGCACGGCGGCTGAAATCGCGAAGACGTATGCTGCGCTTCTTGACATCCGCAAGGGCTTCAAGGACGTTGGCCTCGGTGCTGTGAACGTCACCTCCGACCTCATTCGTGCGGCTGGTGGTATGGACGTGCTGACGCAATCGCTGTCGGACTACAACAAGAACTTCTTCTCGGACGCCGAACGCGTTCAGATGGGTCTTGCGGATATGAGCGGTCAGTTCGCTGCCCTCGGACTCCAAATGCCCGCATCGAAGCAAGCTTTCCGTGACCTCGTCAACTCGCTCATGTCGGGTGACGCTGCAAGTCAAGCACTCGCAGTGAAGGTGATCGGACTGTCGGGTTCGTTCAGTGATCTGATGGACGGCATGTCGTCGGCAATCAGCGATGCTCAAGGCAAGCTGACCGATGCCTACAACGCTCAGAAGGACGCGCTGGACAACACGATCAGCACGTTCCAAGGCTTTGCGAAGACCCTGTCGGACTTCCAACTGACACTGAAGGTTGGCGACCTCTCTACAGAGACGCCGATGCAGAAGTATCAGGACGAACTGGCTCACTACCAAGACGTGCAACAGCGCGCGATGGCGGGTGACCAGACAGCGATTGGTGAATACCAACAAGCCGCGACGGACTTCCTGAATGCCTCGCGGGGCATGTACGCTTCGGGTGACCAATACTCGTCTGACTACAGCAAGGTTGCCAGCGACACCGCTGCGATGGCCTCGTACACGGCAGATCAAGTCTCGGTGGCCCAACAGCAACTCGATGCGCTGAACACGCAAGTCGGTTCCCTCATCACGATCAACACGAGCGTGATGTCGGTGACGGACGCGATTGCCGCTCTCCAAGCGGTGATCGAAGCGAACACCATTGTGGCGGGCACTGTCACCCTCACGGATGGCAGCGGTCAGCTTGATGGTTCTCACGCAATGGGTCTGGCAAGCGTGCCGTTCGACGGCTACCGTGCTGAACTCCACCAAGGCGAACGAGTCCTGACGGCCTCTGAAGCCCGTGCCTACAACCAACAAGGTTCGGACACTGGCGACATGGCTCAAGAAATTCGCAACCTGCGGATGGAAGTGACGGCTCTCCGAGAAGATGCTGCGAAGCAAACATCGGCTCTCATCACGTCGAACATGGCTGCCCACGATCAATCGGCTCGCACGATTGTGAACGGTCAGAAGGAAGCGGCGAAGACAACCAACTACGCAGGAAAGGCTAAGGCTACTCTCGCATGACGATCAGTGACACACAGTACACAGCGTGGCTTCGCAGCCCGCTGGCTGTGCGTTGCATTCTGGTTGAAGTAGATATCGGACTGGCAGCGGGTGGGACAACCACCCGCTATTTGTCCAATAAGGGGTACAACACGTTCCCCACGGACACGCCCGCGAATGTCTACTACCTCCCTCGAATCAACGACGGCATTAAGTTCACACGCAGCTTCTCGTTGGACGGGGGCGACGTGTCGCTCAGTTTCGGTGACATCGAACTGGCAAACAACGACGGAGCACTGGACTCTTGGGTCTACGACTACTGGGCGAATCGCACATTTCGTGTGTACCTCGGAGACGTGACTTGGGCTCGCAGTGACTTCCGCTCCGTATTCAGCGGGACGACGCTTGGCATTGACGCCAAGAGCCGCACCGTGCTCAACATTCACATCAGTGACAAACTCCAACGTCTCAACACGACGTTGACTGAGACTAAGCTGGGAGGCACAACGCAGCTTTACGATAGCCTGCTCCCTCTTTGCTTTGGCGAATGTCACAATGTGTCTCCGCTCCTTACGAATCCCTCGCTCCTTGAGTATCAGGTCCATCAAGGCCCTATCGAGAGCATCATCGAGGTTCGGGACAACGGGGTTCCTGTTTCTTTCTCTTCGACGCCAGCGACGGGCAAGTTCACTTTGAACCAAGCCCCAATCGGTCAAATCACGTGCAGCGTGCAAGGTGCGGTTATCCCCACCAACATCCTCTGGACGGATGACGTTCTGACCTCTGGTAGTTGGACCCGGTTGAACATTAACAGCCTCTCCACAAACCCGGTGACGGGGCCTTACGGCGCGGTGGGAGGTTGCTCGTCTTACGGGATGGTTCCAACCGTAACCAACTCGGCTCATCAGCTTTACCGAATCACATCGAGCGGCATCACGGCAAACACCACAACTTGTTTCTCGGTGTTTGTGAAGCTCGCGGTTGGTACGCAGGTTGACCTCATCATGTACGACGGTGGGGGCGCGGACTACATCACTAGCAACGTCAACACAACCACTGGTGTTGTGACTGTGGCGAACAACGCTGGCACAGGCTTCAGCATTGACGGCTACGGGGCTGTCGCTCTGGCGAACGGTTGGTGGCGTGTGTGGCTCGCGGGCAAGCCCAATAGCTCCACGACAGGCCGCTCTTGCCGAATTCGCCTCCGGGATGCATCCAACTCTTTCACCTTCGCAGGAGATGGCTCCACCACTTACGCGTATGTGGGCGGCGCTCAGTTGGAATACACCACGTACCCCTCTAGCTTCTGGAATGGTGCTGTGGTGAGTGCTGGTGCGGTCTTCCGCAACTCGCCTTGCGAAATCATCAAGTACATCACGAAGGTGTGGAGTTCTGTCGCCGCGAACCTGTTCACGGACGCGGACTACAACTCTCTGGCTTGGATCAAGTCGGAAGCAACTTTCCGGCAGCCCGTTGGCATCTTCCTGAAGGATCGCGCCAACATGATCGACGTGTGCAACCAGCTTGCTGCAAGCGTAGGTGCTCGTTTGGTTATCGACGGTACTGGTCTTGTTCAGGTGGTTCAGTTCGCTGACCAGACGGCAGGGACAGGCACGCAGATCACGACGACGGACATTCTTGAGCACACGCTTGAGATTGCATCCCTCCCTCCCGTGAGTGCGGGCATCTCTCTCGGCTACTGCAAGAACTGGACAGTGCAGTCGGACCTTGCTGCTGGGCTGGATACGTCCTCCGCTGCTCTCTTCCAAGAAGAGTGGCTGACGAGCACGCAAACGGACTCTGCGGCGGCTGCGAACTACAACCTGTACCAGACCCCTGTGATGACGGAAACGTTGCTCCAGACGGCTTCTGATGCGGCTACAGAGGCTGTTCGTCGGCTCAATATGTTCAACCATCAGCGCATGGTTCTGAAGTACACCGGCTTCTACCATCTCATCAATGAGACGCTGGGGGGTGCGCAGACCCTCACACATCCTCGGTTTGGTTTGGTGTCCGGTAAGACGGGGCAAATCACATCCATTTCGGTTGACTTGCTCAACCCTCACGTAGACTTTGAGGTGCTTATCTAAATGGCAACAATTGTCAATGCTCGGGACGTTCAGCTTCAGGCTACTAGCCCTCGGCTTCTCGGCGTGACGATTGGCGGAAACGTCAGCATTCCCCAATCGAACGTCACTGGCCTTGGGCTGGTGGTGGAGGGGACGAAGCAAATCTTCATTCAAGCCTCGTCCCAAATCTTCCAGATTCCGAAGACGGGCTCTACAAGTCCATCCTCGATTACCCTGACAGCGGTGGTTCGTAACATCACCGCAACACCGACGTTGACAATTGCCTCGGGTGGTGGTACAATGTCAGTTACACCGAGCCTGAACGGCTCGCTGCAATTCACCTTTACCGACACGCAGATGACCACCGACACGGTGACTCTGCAAATCTCGGCTACTGAAGGTGGACACACGTATACTGACACGATGACGTTCGTCAAGTGCCGGGAGGGTATCGACTCCCTGAACGGCTTCCTGACGAACGAAAACCTGACGATGCCTGCCGACTATCTCGGCAACATCCTGACTTGGACGGGTGCCTCTGGCAACTTCAAGGTCTATCAGGGCATCAACGATGTCACCAGTGCCTGTACCTTCTCGATCCCTTCTGGCGGCAACCCCGACAGCATCACGGGCTCGATCAACGGCACCACCGGCTCCTACTCCTTCACTGGCAACTGGCCCAGCGCGAAGGACCAAACAACGATCACGCTGCGGGCAACCTTCGGCTCGATCAACCTCGACAAGATTTTCACCTTGTCCCGTGCCAAGGCTGGCACGAACGGTGCGACGGCTCAAAACCTAGCCCTGACCTACACGGCTCAGACCTTCACGTATGACGGTCCTGTTGGCACGAACGCCCCTGTGGCGAACCCGTCCTCGCAGACGATCACCTTCACGGCACAGCTTCAGAATCTCTCTGGCACCGTGACGTGGACGGCTACGGGCTATGACTCGTCTGGTACGTCTCTCGGCTCCATCTCGCTCTCGGGCACTGGCAACCAGCGCACGATGACGAATGCGCAGTTCCTCGCTGTGGGCTCGACTGTGGCCTACGCAGTGGTGAGCGCATCACTCTCTGGCTTCACTGACCAGACCACTGTCGTCAAGCTCGTGGCAGGTTCCGGCAACATCGTCGGCTACCTGACGAACCCTGCGGTCACTGTCGCAACCGACAGCGCAGGTAATGGTGGCACGTTCGGCGGGGCCGGTGGTGTCTTCAAGGTCTTCAGCGGCACAACGGATGTCACCACGTCCTCTGCCTTCTCTGTGCAGTCCTCGGGCAACCTGACCATTTCGATTGGTGCTGCAACCGGCATCTACACGGTCACGGGCTGTACATCGGACACATCGAGCGCAACGCTCCGTGGCACCTACGCTGGCAAGAACATCGACCTCGTCTACACCTTCGCTAAGTCGAAGGGTGGAGCGACAGGTTCCACCGGCTCTCCGGGTCAACGTGGCTCGATGACGTTCTACGTCTCGATTGCTGGCTCGACGTGGAGTGATTCGACGGCTACATCCGCTGCTTCAGCTTCTGGTGGCCCCATCGTCAACGACATCGTTTGCGAGTACAACAACTCTGCCAACTTCAGCCTCTCGAAGTTCTGGAGTGGTTCTGCGTGGGTCACCATCAGCGCAGTGGTTGACGGTAACCTGCTGGTCACTGGTACGGTTGGTGCATCGAAGATCAACTCGACGGGCCTTGACATCAAGGACTCGCTGGGCAATACGATCCTGTCTGCGGCTCAGATTCCGGGCGGCGACGATAGTGCCCCTCTCGGCTTCAACCCTTACTTCTCGGACTGGACATCCACCTATCCGAACGGTTGGGCAAACTGGAACGGCACTGCGCCTGCCCGCACAGCAAGCACGCTGTCGAATGCGCCTTACGTGGCCCAGTACACGACATCGGCCTCTGCCAACCAAGGCATCCAGAACTTCTACGATTTCGCTGTGCCGGTCCCCGCAGGCTCGTTCCTGTCGGGCACGTTCATGATGAACATGGTGACGAACAACGGCGGAGGTCCCTCGGGCTATCTCGTTCGTCTGTACACCAATTCGGCGCACACGACCTACGTGGACAACATCATCACCATTCCAAGTCAGACGACTTCGGGCTGGCAGAAGTTCCCTTGGATTGCGGGTGCTGGTGGTGCGGCGATCTACCGGATTCACATTTACCAAATGGCCTCGTGGTCCGGTATGCCGGGCAGCTATGCAGCCTCGGGTAACGTGATTCAGTTCGGCCCGATGTCGTTCGCGATCAATCAACCGATCACTGCGTCCAATGTGGCTGTGATGATCGGCACCGCAGCCATCCAGAACGCTCAGATCGGCAACTACATCGCGTCGAGTGATTGGGATGGCGTTGTGAACAGCAGCGGCATCATCACCACGCCCGGTACGCAAGGTTGGGTTCTGGCGAAGGGTGTTGGTGGCTCTGGAGCAATGGAAGTTGGTGCAGCGAACATTCGTGGCACGCTGACGACTAGCCAAATTGCGATTGGTGCGGTGACGGCGGTTGTCATCAACTCCTTCTCAACCACCAATTCGGTTTGGCCCGCTGTCACTACAGCTTGGGATGCATACCCGCTCAGTTCTCCAGTGCATGATGTGTCGTTCACTGCCGCGACAAACGGTTTCGTGACCTTCCTTCATCAAGTTGACTTGGACTTTTATCTCGGCTCCACTACAGGTTGGCCGTCTTTGTACAACTGCTCTGTGCGAATCCAATTGGATGATACGACGACAAGCACGATGATCGCCTCCTCTGATCGCATCATTCGTTGTGCAGGTGGTCAGACAAGTTCCAATACATCGGAAGCCGTGGCTAATGTGACTACAACGCTTTCGACAGCGGCATCGGACCTTGTCGCCGGGCATAACTACCGGGTTCGTGTGACAATAACAGGCATCCGAGCGTTTACCAACTCAGGTGCGGCTTGTCTCGGCAGCGGCAGCAATGCCTTCGGGGTCTACGACTCCAAGTTGACGGTTCTTCAAAACAAGGTGTGACGCTAACGTCAATCGAATCGGGAGGCTTCGGCCTCCCGTTCCCATTTCTGAGAAAGCATGACCACAGCCTACAATCTCCGCATCTGCTACAACAATGCAGCGGATCGCAATAACCTCTTCACTGCCAGCAACACGGCAGGTAGCCTCGCCGTCACCAACCTTCTCACAGACATCAAGTCGGAAGTGTGGCGGTCCACAACAAACACTCCCTACCTCACGCTCACGTGGCCCACGACTGAGACGTTCTCTTGCGTGGCCTTTCCATTCGGCTCTTTCACTTCGACATGCGCGATGCGCGTCAAGGTATTCACGCTTGCTGGGGACGCCTCTCCGGTTTACGACTCGGGTTGGAAGCTGTGCTCGCCTTCTTCACTGCAAGGCTACTCTGCCGACTGGGGTGTGATCCCGTTCGGCGTCAACGCCTACTCCTACGGCGGCTCTTCGGCTGCGGTGATGTATTTCCCGGCCGTCTCGGGACAGAAGGTCATCATCCTCTTCGATGACTCCGCCTCCGGTGCGAGCTATATCGAAGCGGGCAAGATTGTCTTGGGTCCGTACTTCTCTCCCACTTACAACCCTGCTCACGGCTCTGTGAAGGTTGGTGTTGGGGAGACATCGAAGAACGAACGCTCGGATGCTGGTGATCTTCGCACAGATCGGGGCTCGATGTTCAAGACTCTCAGTCTTGACCTTTCGCTGATGCCTTCTCAAGACCGTGACTACATCTGGCGGATTGCTCGCGGCAATGGGATGTACAAGCCAATGTGGGTGAGTCTTGCCCCTGAAAACACGGACACGATGGAAGAGCAAATCTTCTCGATCTACGGCAAGCTGACGAAGGGTGCGATCATCAACTACACCTACATGAATCAGTTCGCCACATCCCTTGACCTTGAGGAAATCTGATGACCATTGCCTTCTCGATTGGTCAGCTTGACTACATCACGCAGTTGAATGCCCTTGTGGCTCTGGCGTCTACGACGACATACACAACGACAGCCTTCGCGATTTACGACACGACTGACACCACCAAGATTGCCAAGTTCGATTGCTCTGGCTTCACGACAGCAACTACGAACACGTATACGTTGCCCAACGCCTCTGGCACCCTCGGACTACTGAACCAAGGCCAGACGTGGACAGGCAACAACATCTTCAACGCGGCCAACAGCACGTTCGGGGGCGGCACTGCCAACGGCACAATCAACCTTGGCACGGGTGCTACAGCCAACGGCAACACCAAGACTGTCAACATTGGTACTGGCGTGGTTGGCACCGCGACGACGAACATCAACATCGGCCCTTCCTCGGGCACGGTGACGATCACGTTCAATGCTGCGCCTGTCAGTGCAACCGGCTACAAGATCGGCACGACTCTTTCGTCCGACGTGAACACGCTGGACTACTACCAAGAGGGTACGTTCACCCCTGTGGTGGCTGGGACAACAACAGCCGGTGCGGGTACATACACCACGCAGAACGGCAAGTACACACGTGTCGGCAACGTGGTGACGTTCGTGCTTGAAATCAACCAGACTGCGCACACGGGCACTGGCAACATGATCGTGACAGGTCTTCCCTTCACGAGCCAATCCACAATTGATTGCCCTGTGGACATCCGGGCAACCAACCTGACGTTCTCCAACCAACTGAGTGCAGTGGTCCCGAAGAACACAACTCAGATCAACCTTGAAACGTTCTCGACAGGTGCGGGTGTTGCTGCGCTGGCAATGGACACCTCCTGCAACTTCTGGATTTCTGGAACCTATCTCCTTTGACCATGTTTGAAAACCTTGAGCCAGCAAAGAACTCTAACTTCATCTCTGCCGACTGGCTCACCTATGCCGGTGTCCTTGTGATTTCGATTTGGGGTGGCCTCGTGTCGTTCTTCGAGAAGAAAGAAAAGTTCTCATGGGTGAGTTTGTTTGCTCACCTTTCGTCGTCGTCCTTCGCAGGTTGGATGACATTCCTCGGTTGCCAGTACGCTCACATCAGCGGTCCGCTCGTCGGTATCTTCTGCGGTGTCGCAGCGCACATGGGCACTCCTGCTCTCCTGAAGCTCGCGTCGAAGTTCAAGATCGTTCGCGAAGTGTTGAAGGCTGAAGGGCTGGATGAAAACGGAGACAAGAAGCAATGATCCAACTCACAATCGACCAGCTTCTCGCGATTATGCCGAACGCGAAGAACCACATGCGTGCGTCGATGTTCCTCGCACCGCTGAACGCTGCGATGTACGAATTCGGCATCGACACCCCGGCCCGTGCGGCTGCCTTCCTTGCTCAAGTCGGGCACGAAAGCGGCGAACTGGTGTACGTCAAGGAACTCGCCTCGGGTGAAGCCTACGAAGGTCGTCATGACCTTGGCAACACCTCTCCGGGCGATGGCGTGAAGTACAAGGGCCGGGGCCTCCTTCAGATCACGGGTAAGGCGAACTACATCGCCCTCGCGGCGGACCTGAAGCTCGATTGTGTGGAGCATCCTGAACTCATGGAGCAACCGTACAATGCGGCCCGGAGTGCAGGCTGGTTCTGGAAGAAGCACAACCTCAACCAGTACGCAGACTCGGGTGACTTCATCACCCTGACAAAGCGCGTCAACGGTGGCACGAACGGACTGGCTTCACGCCAAGCCCTGTGGGAAGCTGCCAAGAAGGCGCTCGCCGCCTAAACGAAAGGACAACATGGACCTCGGTTCTTTGCTCAAGACAGTCGCCCCGTGGATCGGAACGGCCCTAGGAGGCCCGTTGGGAGGCTTGGCGGTTGATGCCGCTACCTCTGCCTTGGGACTGTCGGATAAGTCCGCTGACGGGCTTAAAAACGCCCTTGCTGGGGTGACTCAGGAAGACATCCTCAAGCTGAAGCAGGCGGATCAGAACTTCCAAGAGACTATGCAGACCCTCGGGTTCAAGCAAGTCACCGATCTGGAAACGATTGCCGCGAGCGACCGCAAGGACGCCCGGGCTCTGGAAGTCAACACGAAGAGCATCATGCCTGCCCTGTTGTCCTCCTTCATCACAATCGGATTCTTCGGCCTGCTCACTGGCATGATGACAGGTGTCCTCCAATACAAGGACAACCAAGCTCTCATGCTGATGCTCGGCTCGTTTGCGACAGCCTTCACAGGCGTCGTGGCTTACTGGTTCGGCACCACCGCTTCGAGTCAAGCAAAGACCGACATCATCGCCCGCTCCCCTCCAGTCCAAATAAATGCGAGTAGCTGACTGTCATCCGGACCAGAAGTATTACGGTAAAGGTCTTTGTCGAACGTGCTACAACCGAGAGCACAATCGAAAGAGGCCCAAGCGTGCAGACTACTTCACGCAATACCGAGAAACCCATGCTGATAAGTTTGACGGGTATGCTGAGGCGAGAGCTTCCAACCCGGAAAAGAGGGCAAGGGACTTGGAGTGCAAAAGGTGGAACTCGATTGAGGCTAAGTATGGCCTGAGCAAAGCTCAGGTCGAAGCACGATTGGAGAGCCAAAACCGAAGCTGTGCGTTGTGTGAGCAACCTTTTGAAGACACGCCTGAGAGGGTTGGCTACTGTATAGATCACTGCCACCAAACCGGGAGAGTACGTGGTTTGCTTTGTACGGGCTGTAACACAGGCTTGGGCCTGTTGGGAGACAACGTGACAGGATTGAATCGCGCGCTGGAATACCTCCAGCGGAAATGAACAAAGCCCCTCCATCCGTGAGGACAGAGGGGCAATCCAGTTTTATGCTGTGGTAAGCATTTTCAGGGACACACCTTTCGGGGTGTGTCCCTTTTTTCATTTGTCAGGCCAGAACACTGCGACGGCTGCCATCACGCCCACAACCATCATGCACAGGGCAACGATGACAACGAACGGGATGACGGGCTTCTCTTCTTCACGGGTGTGTCTCGGCAACATGGCACCTCCTACGGTTGTTGCTCTTTGATTCTGCCACGTTTTGAGACACGTGTAAAGCTAGGGAAAACCCGTAGTTCCTTACCGCACCGAGTCCAGCGCGTCGAAGGTGTCGGCCGTGGCGCGGGCTTCCTTGAGCTTCGCGGCGTGCTTCGCCTTCAGGTACTTCGACAGGACGGCCTTCTTGATGCCCGTGGCTTCAGCCAGTTCTTCGACAGCCGTCTTGAAGGCGGACTTGGCTTCCTCCAGCGCGTCGAGCGCGTCGTTGGCCTCGCCCTTGCCGTTGCTGAACGCTTCGACATCGACTTCGTAGTCTTGCCCGTCGCCGAGCGTGATGGTGGTCTTGCTGATGGTAGTTCTCCTTGTGGTCAGGTGAGTTGGTTGACGATGTTGTTGAACACGGCCTCACCGAAAGCCGTGCCCGCTGCTTCCTCTTCGGAAGGTGCCAGAAAATTGACCACCGCTTGCAGTTCGGCTTCCACCGCGCTGTAGGAACGCGACACATAGGTGCCGTTGGCGAGACGATCCCGCACGAACTCGATGGTCACGTCTTCTTCGCACCACTGGTCTTCGAGGCCGTAGCAGGAACAGTGGCTGCCATGCACCTCGAAGAGCGAGCCGTCGATGCGTTGGAACAGGCCGTAGGCGCTGCCCGAGTAGTCGGCGTAGGTGTAATCGTACACCAGCGGGGTAACCCCGTCAAGCACGTCGAGGTTGATGCGCCAGTCCGACGCAATGTCTTGGAGGTTCATTGCTTGATGGGCTCCCACGTCACCTTGTCGCCCTGAAGGACGAGCCAGCCCGCTCGGTCGTAGCCTTGGTAGCCAGCGTCCAGTTCGTCGCGGTCGGCCCACGCAGCCATGCCATTCGGGATCGTCGTGCCGTCGTTCCAGACGAGCTTGTACTTCGGCGGGATGACTTCGATCAGGTCGCAGTCCGGGTTGACTTCATGTCGGTACACGCGGCCGTTCTCAGCGAACGTCTCGACGTACTCATCACCGCTCGTGTGCTGGCAGATGAAGACCAGCGGGTATTCGGTGTCGCCCGACAGGCGGCGCACGAACACGGCCGGACGCCCGCCCACGGTGTAGGTCTTGGAGGTGTCGATCACGAGAGACGCCCCATCTTCTTCAGCTTCTTCTTCGCAGCGACGGCCTTGAGGCGATCCCGGGCGTTCTCGATCTGGTTCTTCGTGTGGGTGGCGAGGGCCTTGCGGTCCCATTCGTGGCGGAAGTACATTGTGTTGGTTCTCCTTGTATTGTGAGTGGTGGACGTGGCGGGACTTGAACCCGCGATAACCTGCCTGTAGCCAGCAGCGATGACCTAACATATCACCACGCCCGGAAGAAATCAGGGCTTGACGATCTTGTAGGCCACGATGTCGAAGTCTTCGGCACCTTTGCCGCCACGGCCCGATCCGGGCGTACCCGCCGTGAGCCAGTTGTTGTGACCACAAACCGTGGTCCAATATTGCACCGTGTTCGGGGAGCCGCTGTCGTCGATGTAGCCATCACGGAACTTGACATGGACGACTGCATTTTTCGGGATCACCGGGACACTCTTGCCGTCGTGAAGCGTCCAGCCATCCACGGTCATCGTGACCTTGCCGGGCTCGTAGGCGGGCTTCTCATCCTTGAGAACGGGAGCCGTGTCGCCGAGGTTCAGCTTGTACTCGTACAGACCGTCCGCGACGTAGCGGCGTTCGACTTGCAGGCTACCGAAGCGTTCCTTGCGCATGTCGCGGAGACGCGCACTCACGCTGCTCTCGGGGTCTTTCGTCACGCGACGGATGTCGCTGAGGGATCGCCACTGGCCGTCCTTCATGACGCCGAAGACGCGGAGGTACTGTTGGCCGAGGCGCTTGCCGTCACGGTCGTGCGTGTACGTGGAACCGTCGAAATGCATGAGTGTCGTTCTCCTTGTGTTAGGCCAGCACTTCGCTGGCGGGGACGTGGATGCCGTTCCGGTAGACGACGGGCACGCTGCGGTGGCCGTGGCTCAGGAGGAAGTTCTTGGCGTCCTCGTCATTGTCGATGTTTCGTTCCTCGAAGTCAATACCCGCAGACTTCAGTCGGGCTTTGAGGGTGTCGCAGCCTTGGCAGCGGTTTTTCGAGTAAACGATGAGGGATTGTTGCATGGTTCCTTCCGTGATGTCAAGAGGTTCGTTCTTCTTTCTTTTCAAGAGGCGCTTGCTGTTCCAGCCCTCCCATTTGCGAAGACGAGCGATGCATTCGCTCATCCCTGTAGGCTTTCGCCTTCTCATTCCATCGCCTTGTCGAGCACCCACACGAAGAGGCCGATCACGACGAGGAAGATGCTGCCGAGCACCAAGGCCGTTGTGAGGCTCATGTGCGCGTGGGAGGCCACGCAAGTGTGGCAGTGATGCGCAGGCTGCACAAAGATGTGTGGGACGACCACCATCTTATTCGCTGTAGAGGATGTTGTCGAGCTTTACCCTCAAGCCCTTGGCGTAGCTCATGTGCTCCACGTACTCCCGGGTGAGAGTTTCGAGGTCGTGCAGCCGCCCGTTGAGGCGCTTGATGACACTGTGGGTGAACTTTGCCTCATACATCTCTTCCGTCGTGGGCTCGAAGGGCGGGACGCTCCAGTCGATGTTGCCCGGATGGGAGTAGTTGTGATCCGTACCCGTGGAACGACCGTTGTCGCTGTCCTGCGTGGAACGGTTGTAGCGATGATGACCGTACTGGTCCGCCATCGTTTCGTAGCCCTTGTACTTGGCGCTCACCTCCATCATGGTCACACGGCGACTGTCTTGTGTGGTGTACGTCTTTCCGAGTTCGAGTTGCTTCATCACAGGCTCCTTTTCAGTCGTTCGATTTCGGCCAGCGTCCGGGCACGCCGGGCGTCATCCGCCGCGCTGGCCTTGCGGCGCTTGTACTCAGCAGCGGCGATCATCGGATCGTCGGCCTTCAGGATTGACAGCGGCAGCTTGTAGTAGTTCGTGTCGAAGTCACCACGGGTCGTCTCCGTCCGAATCTCGATTTCCGTCGAGCGGATGTAGATGTCGGTGATCTTCTCGCACAGCAACGAGCCGACACCAGCCTCCTTGATGAGCTTGCGGATGGGTTCTTCCAGTTCGTCGCGAATGTCGCTTGCCTTCTGTTCGAGGCGTTCGATGGCAGCCAACCTCCGCTTGAATTTTTCGATGTCGATCTTCTCCATGTCAGTGCTCCTTATCGGTCAGTTGGACAGCCCAGCACCAGCGGAGGAAGTCACGCTGCTTCCACGCACCCGTGCGGACCCACTCGTACACCTGTTCCAACGGAATCGCCCCGATTTGTTCGGGCGTCAGTCGGTCCTTGTGCTTGATGTCTTCAGCCTTCACGACAGCCCTTTTCGAGCCGCTGCGAACACAGCAGCGAGGGCTTCCGTCTTTGAAGCGTAAAGGACGGCGGGCGGAGGCTTCATCGCGTCGGGTGCCTTGAAATAAGCAGTGTACCACACGCCCTTCGAGACGAGTTGCACGAGCCACTTGTTGATGGATATGTGCTCGCAATGCTCCGCGAAGAACTCTTCGTTGGCGAGGCCACCTTCCACCTCCACAACTTCCATTGAGGAAACCCGGTTCTGCTCGTCATCGGACAGGCTTCGCCACAGAATGACCTTGGCATCCTTCTCAGTCAGGGCATGAACGCACCGCTCTCCCAGTGGATCAATGGCAATGGTGAACTTCTTGTACATGGCTTCCTCCAAAAGAAAAAGGGACTAGCCCCGAAGGACCAGTCCCTAGTGTAGCACAGGCTTACTTGATGGGGCAAGCACCCGTTGCACATTCATCCCCACCGTCAAACTCAGCAGAGCCGATGGACGAGATGAGACGGGTGGAAGCCACGAGAGCATCGTACTGCTCCTTCGAGATTTCCTCATACGGAGCTTGGTCGAAGCCATGTTCCGAGTGCAGGAGGAAGCTCAGAGACTTGTGGCCCTTCGCGTAGTTCTTCGCGAGGTAGGTTTGAATCTCGGGAAGCTCTTCCTTCCGGTAGTATACGGTACACGACACGCTGTTGTCCGACCAGACCGATTGCATCTCTTTGACCATCTTCAGTTGGTCAACCGCACTCATGTCCTTCGCCAGCACAGTGCCCTCGGGGTAGGCGAACGGGAAGCTCACCACCACAGTGCCGTAGTCCTCCGTGCCGTCGAAGTTGCGTTGGTACTCCACCGGGTAGCCGTGATCGCGGCAGACCTGAATCAGCGGATGACCAGCAGCAATCCGAATGCGACGGATCATGTACTGAGCGTAGGCAGGGTGGATGCCCGGAGTCACGCCCGGCAGCAGCGACAGTGTGCCCGAAGGCTTCACAGTCGTCAGCTTGACGGAGATGGGCCAGCCACGTGCAGCCGAATACTCCTTGTCATACTCCCGGAGAGCCTTGTACGTCTCGTCCAACCACGAACGCTGTTCCGCTGTCGCTTGCAGGATGCCGGTCATGCCGATACCCATGCGCAGGTTCTTGTGGACGATGGCTTCCGTTTCCTTATGGTGCGAGCGCAGCATCAGCGAATGCTTGTTCACTCGGTACAGGAGCTTCACCACATCCAGCAGTTCTTCCTTCGACGAGATGTTCGGCAGGTAGACTTCCGCAAGGCAGCACGTCTCGTAAGACGCCAGACTCTGTTCGGCACACGGGTTGTAGCCCTGAACCTCGGGGTCCGGATACTGCGTCTCACCCAGTCGGCCCATCTGACGCGAGAGCTTCAGGTTGATGAGGCCGTAGGGCTCGCCCTTGCCGGTGTAGCCATCCCAAAAATACTCGTGGAGGTCGCTGATGCGATCACAGACCACCGAGTTGTTGGACATCGCACGCCACGAAGGAATGTTGCCCATGTCCCAACGCTTCGCCAGCAGGTACTCCACGTCATCCGGATCACCAATCGCGATCTGCGCAGAGCGACGGACATTACCAGCAACCACGATGGCACCGATGATGTTCATGATGTCGAGAGCATCAATCGGGCGAATCTTCTTGCCAGCCCGCTTCTCCAGCACAGCGGAAATCTGTGCGATGCCTTTGCACAAGTCCTCAGGACCGGAGGCCGTCCCACCGAAGCCCTTGATCGGAGCACCCTTCGAGCGGATCAGTTGCGTCGAGTAGGTGAAGTGAGGGTTGTCCTTGTCCGACAGGAAGGCAGCTTTCAGCGTCTTCGCCAGCAGGGCAACCCAACCTTCGCGTGTATCAGGTACGACAAAGTCAGCATCCGCCGAGTCCTGACGCTTCGGAGCCTTGAACTCTGCGTTCACAGCCGGGAGCTTGTCCACGTTCTTGCGCTGGATGTTGTAGCCAACGCCAGAGCCCAGCATCAGCATGTCCATCGCCCACGTGAACGGACGCACCGGAGTGTCCACCACGACGAACGCACAGTTCTGGAGGGACGAAAGACCCAGCGTGTCCACCGTCTTCGTACCCAGTTGCCAGAGGAAGCGGCCAGCAACGGTGCCCTTCAGTTCCAGCAGGTAGCGACGGAGACGTTCGGATTCCGAGACGCCGAAGTCACACTTCAGTTGATCGTTGGCAGCACGAACCACACGGTCAACAGTGTCAGTGAATTCTTCCGTTGAGGACTCAGGGTCGTTCTCGAACAGACGGCGGGCGTAGGTGCGCTTGAAGGTGAGGTAGCCGACAGACGACCACGGGGTTTGAATTTCAGTTGTCATTCACTCTCTTCAGGAAAGGTTTGTAGTTCATCCAACGTGGCAACGTGCTCGATGCGGTACGTTGGAAAGGAAAGGCAAAAGAGCCGCACCGCTTCTTCAGGCGATGCGGCATCAATGCGAACGGTGTCTACTCGCATCCAGCGAAGCATCGGGATGCGGTAGGCAATGATGTAGGTCTTGTTCATCCGACGATCTTGCGACCATTGGTCAGGGTCACGTCACCGTCAGGCCGACGCTCCATCCACGTCTTGCTCCACGGACCCCGGAAGGTCAGAGCCCATGTAGTGCCGTGGCTGTAGACCTTGTGCAGATTGTCGCGTGTCGTGACGATGGGTTTCAGGCTCGGCTTGAAGTGAGTGCGACGCACCACATTCTTGAAGCCCGGGATGAAATATCCGATGAGCGGCAACTTCAACTCGATGAGCCGTTCTTCTTCGAGGTGCCCACGGAGCACCCACGACACGCTGTTGAACGCGTGTGAGTGGTAAGCCTCGCGGCTTCCGTCGCTGAATCGCAGCAGGGCGATGGAGAAGAGGCCCTTCCACTCGATGAGCCAGTAGCCCGTGACGTTGGAATCAGGTCCACCATCTTTGCGTTTGGCGAAAAGCTTCATTCGTCCTCCAGTTCAAATCCCACGTCTTCCAGTTCTTCCCGGGTGGGCGGCTCGATGCAGGCGTGGCACGGAGGGCTGATGAAGCATGTACAGCCTCCACGCGCCTCCATGTACATTTGGAATTGATGTTCCGTTAGGTCATCAATCGGAACCACGTCTTCGAGCTTCATGCTTCCACCTCGAAGTCGAACCACTTCCTCAGGTACGCGTACTTCTTCTCGACCCGCTGAGACATCGCGTGGATGTCCAAGTCGAACTCCCGCACGAGATGCTGCATGGTTGCCATCACGTCCGCCATCTCTTCCTCCAGCCATTGCCTGTTCGGTTTGCCCGTTGTTGGCTCGCTTTCGGCAATGCCTTGGATGAGACACCGGGCGACAGCGGAGACGTACTCCCCACCTTCTTCCAGAGCTTTGCCCAGCACCTTCAAACGACACACGTCGTTCTCAGGCACCCACGGGCTCGGGCCACTCATGCCGCCACCTTATACTCTTCAGGAGTCTTCAGAGCACCCCATTCGTTATAGGGCGTGCCACGGATGTCATCTCGCAGAGCTTCAAGCATCGCGATCTGATTCGAGATGTCTTCGCAGTCCGGCTCGACCAGTTCCTCAGGGAAGTCGGGGTCTTCGCCATCCGCCCGGGTGAAGAGCGAGACGCTGGAGCCCATGAGCTTCGACAGTTCTTTCGTCAGGCTCATGTCATACGTCGAGGCAGCGATCAGGCGCTCGATGGGCGAGCACAGCTTGCTGTTCAGGAATTCACGCGATGTGGTGATGGAGCCGACTGCACGGAAGCCCACGCCGACGTTCCCCTGCATGTCCCGATGCAGAGCCGGAACGTAGAGCACCGACTGATGGATGTTGAAGCCAAGCTGGCTCAGGAAGCTGTTCACCAGATCGTCCATCGACGGGTGCAGCAGTTCGATTTCGTTGTATTCGGAAAGTTCCGGGATCAGTTGCAGATCACGGAAGGAAAACACTCGGGACATTCTTTCTCCTTGTCTCTAGTTGTCAATCGAGAAGCGGATTGGCGACCGGATATTCCCGGGCCATTTGAGCTTCCCATGCCGTCCGGGCAGCTTCGTCGAGAGCGAAGTTCGCTTCGTTCAGGACAGCTTGCTCACAGGCCGGGTTGTCGCACAGGAGCGTGGAGGCCCCGAAAAGCCGGGTGGCCTCCGCCCCGCAGATGGTGCAGGGCTCACTCATTACGCGTCCTCGTGTTCTTCAGCCGGGGCTTCTTCCGCAGCAGCGGGTTCGGCAGGGGCAGCTTCGACCACAGGAGCCTCAGCAACCGGGGCAGGAGCCTCCACAGGCGCTTCTTCGACGATGGGGGCGGGGGTGGTAGCCAGAGAGGCATCCACGTGGCCCTGAGCCGCTGCTTCAGAGGCCGTCATCTGCACGTGCTCCGTCAGGCCATCTTCAGCCGGGACGTTCACGAACACCACGGGATCGACCGGGGCAGGTTGCTCACCGACTTCCGGTTCAGCAGGCTGCCAGCCGGGCTCCGGTTCCGGGTCAGGCTCCGGAGTGGGGAACGGGTTCTGGACGTTCTGCGCTTGCAGGTAGGCCAGCAGGTTCGGGATGTACTTGTACGAGTACAGTTGGCCGTAGGCGAAGTCGTCCGTGCTGTCGGCGCTGATGAGGCGGAAGTAGTCCGCGTAGAACTCGCCACGAACGTCTTGACCTTCATCGTTGTCGATGATGTCCGAGGTGAAGAACGGGGTCTTCAGCACAGCCACTTGACCATCGGTCGGGGACACAGCGCGGAGGATGAGGACGAAGGGCAACATGCCCAGCGGAACTTGAACTTGATGGAACATTGAGATTCCTTTCAGAGAGACATGGCTTCCAGCAGAGGGACGCCGTTGATGATGAGGCCCGTGCCGATGACCGGGCGCTTGGGGTTCACACGGTTGTATGCGAACGCCAGAGATTTGTTGTCGATGAGGCAACCACCATTCATGCCCCACAGCAGATCACGGGGAGTGCTCCAATACTTCAGAGCGAAACTCTCGTGGTAGTGACCGCAGATGTGGTTCATGCCGTACATCTGGCTGGTGCGAATCGCTTCCACCGTCTTGCCGTGGCAGATGTACACGAACTGGCCGTTCGGAAGTTCGATGGTCAGGTCTTCATGCCATTGCCAACCGTCGTCCACATCCAGCACCTCGTTGTAGCTTCGGATGTACCGACGAGGCAGACCGTGATGCTTCGCCTTCCGGTAGATCATGGAGCCGTGGTTCGAGTCCACGAGGTCCATCGTCGGGAAGAGATGCTTCAGTTCGGCGATGACGGGTAGCGACTTCTCCAGTTCTTGTCCTGCCGAGTCGAGGTCAGGGTCAGAGTCGTGGAACGACAGAGCGTGCTTGTCCAGTTCGTCACCGAGGCAGATCACCCGCGTCGGTTGGTACTTGTCCTTCAATCCCTTCAGGAAGGGGATGAGCCTCTTGTGGTGGTAGGGAATGTGCATGTCCGAGATGAGAAGCACTCGGCTGTTGTCATGCACGCTGTTGGCTTGTGGAACGATCAGTGGAGCCTTGACAGGGACGGTGTACCACCGGCTATCCAAGGCGGGCTCCTGAGCGGGACCAGCCTCCGCAAGCTTCCGCAGGTAATCGCTCACCGTGCTCTTCGGCAGGTTGAGAGCCGCAGCGATCCCTCGCCACGATGTGCCCGCGTCTGCCATCGTCGCGGCTTGTTGCCGCCAGTTTTCAGTCATCCAGACTCCTTCTGTTGTCGGAGAATTTCGGTCACAGCTTGCTTTCGCTGGGCCACCGTCTTGAGCGATGCCCGAGGGTATCCGTTGGCGTGACAGAAGTTGAGAATTTCATCTTTACCCCTCTTCATGAACGCGATCACTTGCTTCTGCAACATGGCTTCCGCAAAGTCTGTGCCGCTGCGTTCGGCATAGCTCTTGATCTTGTGGCACGGGCGACATGCCAGCACCCAATTGTTGTTCACGTCGAGAAGGTTGTGCAGGAATTCGTTGGCTGTCTCCCACGAGTTGCAGGTGCCCGCTTGCTGAACGTGGTCAACTTCGAGAGAACTCTTCGTGAACATCTCTCCGCAGTAATGGCATTTGCCGAAACTCTTACCTCGCCCGGTGTAGCCCTCAGGCTTCTCCGTAGTGGTTTGAGAATCCTTCCACTTCAACTTCGCGGGGTAGCGGCTCCAGACTGACCGGAGTCCGCCCCGCAGGTACGCAAAGAACGCAGCCTTCGTTTTCCAGATGCTCGGGTAGGCTTCCCAAGGCTCCACTAAACCATCTCCCATGCTTCGCTTTCAATGAAGTTCATGATGGCGTCTTCACGGAAGTAGACTGGAGCATCAGGTTTGTCATCACGCTTCACCTTATACAAGAAGCCGTGCTTCCTCACCCAATCATCCACAAACTCTGCCGTGTAGGTTGGGCCGTCCCGACGATGGACGAATCGGAAGTTGTTAGGCAGTTCCATCGAACTTCACTCCCAGTTTGTCCATCACATCAAGAACGTCCACCTTGTCGTCCTCCCAACGGAGCATCCGAGCCAGCGTAAAGTTCTCCCGCATCACGTAGAGCCAATCGATGTCGATGTCCTCGCCACGCCAGCCCTTCACCGTCTTCGGCGCAGGGTAGAGCGTCTTGTAGCCACGCACCATTGCTTCGAGAGCTTCCTTGTCGTTCTTCGCATCCTTCAGCACGTTGTAGGCGCTCATGTCCGCCCACTTCACCGGGGATGCCACATTCGCGAAGTAGTTGTCCGCGTCGTCGCCGTTCATGGTCTGGTAGTACAGCCACATCCGACCACGTCCACGCACCTTGGCCTCCTTGCCGCTCGTGTCGATGAACAGACTGCCGAAGCCTTCGCCATACGTGTCGATGCCGTTGCCAGTCATCGTGTTGTAGAGGTGCCCCGCACATTGCAGGTAGTCCTTGTCCACGTAGGCCAGCACCAGCTTGTCCTTGTCGAGCCCCGTGCGCTTCCAGAGCTTGTATGCACTGTAGCTGTCGATGCTGCACGCGTCATCCGCTTCGATACCCGTCACGATGCGACAGTCGTGGTTGTTGATGAGGTATTCCTTCATCTGGTCCAGATGCACCGGACGCAACGCACCATCGCGATTGCCTTTGTACTTGATGAGCGTGGACACATCCTCCCGGAATGTCGTGCCCCTACCCGAGTAGCCGTAGTAGCCACCGTCCGCACCAATCGCTTCGACGTACCCCTTGATGAGAGAGTCCATCGTTCGCACGCAGTTCTCGAAGGGCTCCGGGGTTTGGACATCTGTGATGTCGAACTCTTCCGGCTTGCGCTTCTTCTCTTCACTCTTGGCGGAGTTCCATTCTGCTAGATACCCGCCAGCCTTCTTCTTGTGGTGTCCCCAAAACTGAGTTCGATTGCCGAACTCATACTCGTCACCGCTCTCACGGTGAACAACCTTGATCGTCCGCTTCTCGCCAACAAAGCCAGCGGTGTACAGGATAGGATCAAAGTCAAAACAGACTCGTGTCATTGACTCCTTTCAACGGAAAAGCCCACTCCCCGATCAAGGGAGCGGGCGTCCTTAGTCCAGCCGGAACTGGTTAGAAGGGCACATCGTCGTCCATGTCGTCGAAGCCGGTGTCGGACTTCGGCGCAGGAGCGTTCTTCTTCGGGGCCTTGGCAGCAGGCTTCGGCGCGGGAGCCGGGGTCGGAGCCGGAGCTTCGTCCTCGTCACCTTCGTCTTGGTTCTGCTCGCTCTCGAAGGCTTCGATGGCGCGTTGCATCGCGGAACCCGCGTAGTCTTGCGCCAGCTTGATCTTCTTGATGAGGCCCGAACGGATGAACTTGATGTCTTCCTTCGTGGCGGAATCGAAGCTGATGACTCGGGCAGGCATCGCGAGCGGGTTCACGTTCTGCGGGTTGCCATCGTCGTCTTCAGGGACCGGGGTGACCGACTTGAAGTTGACGTTCTTGTAGACGATGGTGTTGCCTTCCTTGTCCTTCTTCCCGTTCTTGTCCGGCGTCTCCTTGACTTCCACCGTCACCGTGAGGGGCTGGTTGAGAAGCTGTTCGAGGTCGAACGAGTGCTTGTTGCCTTCGACGGCGATGTCCGAACGACCGACAGCCTTGCAGAGCTTGGCAATCATGTTCGTCGGGGGGATCACCTTCGGCAGCCACTTGCCGTTGGCGTCCTTCAGGATGTTGCCCTGAGGATCACGCTGCGGACCCGGCTTGAAGTTGATGCCGGTCCACTCACCCGCGAAGTTGTGGTTCACAGAGATGCGGTACGGAGCGGTGCCGATCTGACCACCGTAGTCCACCACGTCATGTGTCAGGTCGATGAAGACCGCGACTTGTTGACAGGGCTTCGGCTGGCGCGTCTCTTGCGTCTTGGGGTCCACGTACTCTTCGTTCTCTTGGACACCGAGGTCCACGATGAGCGAGATGCGACCCTTGCGCAGACCGCCACGGGGGACGGGGATGTTGCGGGGCTCGTATTCGCGTTGCGGACGGTCGGTTTCGGACTTGGGCTTGAATGCCATTTGGTATGGTTCCTTTACTCAGAGGAAAGTTGATTGGTGCCTACGCAGGGCACGATGGGTGCAGGGCTTACAGGCCCAGCAGGTTCTTCAGGTTCGTCGCGACGCGTTGTGCGGAGGCGATTTCCTGTTCGGCAGCCAGTTTGGCAGCAGCGGCTTCGGCGATCAGCTTGTCCGCAGCAGCCGACAGGCCCGTGTGATGCGAGGCCACGACTTCGAGGTCGGCGACGGCCTTGTGCAGAGCCGCGACAGCGGTCTGGACGGAAGGGGCAGCGACGGCGATGCCGACAGCGGACTTGACCTTGTTGATGAGGTCGGTGACGACTTGCTTGATGCTCATGTGATTCTCCTTGTGGTTAGGGGGTGAGAATGATCCCTTGAGGCGGGGCAACCACACCCTGCTCCGGGAGAATGAGTCCGCTCTTCGCGAACTCGGCGATGGACGCTGCGATGCGTTCCTGCTCGATGGCGTACTTGGCTTGCGAGCCCACGAGACGGATGAACTTGTTGAACTGCTCCGCGAAGTTTTCCTCCGTGGACAGGCGTTCGGTGAAGCTCAGGTAGTCGAGCGTGACGAGGGTCACAATCTGACCCAGCGCGTTGAACACTTCCGTGAAGGAGTAGTTCGCTTCGCTGTCCATCAGGACTTCGTTCAGCTTGCCAGCGAGTTCCGCGATGCGAGTCGCGGGCTTTTCTTGTTGTGTCATTGCGGCGGGATTGGAATTATACCACAGACGCCATCAGGCGTCAACCCCCACTGCACCTTCCGGGACGTACAGTGTGTACTTCGTCTCGATGAACCCGGTGGTTTCGTCATAGGAGACGACATCCGATGTGTAAGCGGGCATCCCGTTCGTCACGTTGTAGGTGTCCGGGTGATCGACGGGCGTCAGCGTGACGCTGAGGCCGACATGGATCGGCGAATGAATCGCGCTGTATTGGACGACTTTCTTGCTCATGTGTTCTCTTCTCCTTGGTTCAGAACTCATCGCAAACCGTATCGAACAGTTCGGCCAGAGTTCCATTGTTGTCAATGATCTTGTCGGTATCGCTGTGGAACAGGACACCAGCTTCGCTTGCATGAGCGTTGACGGCTTGGGCGTCATTTCGACGCACGTGCCAGACGGAGCCGCCCAGTTTCCGGATCAGGTCCGCTTCGTTGTCGAAACGAACGTCCGTGATGACGACGCTCTTGTCTTCGTCCAGCCACGCGGCGATCTGCCGTTGGGCCACGATGAGCCAGATGTCGTTGGTCACCAGTTCCCGCCCCCAATCGGTGCCGAGGGTTTGGAGCATCTGGCGAGGGCTCTTGCCGAAGTCCTCGATGACCGTCTCCTTGAGACTGCCGTGGACGTGTTCGTCCGTGAGGTTCAGCATCGTCTTGAGCCCTTCCTTGAGAGGCCGGGCGAAGGCGAGAGTTTCCACTTGGAAGGCGTCCTTCAACATCCCTGCAACGGTGTCCTTGCCGCTGCGTGCCTTACCCGTCAGCCCGATCAATTGGGGGCCACGGTAGGCGATGGGAGGGAAGACGTTGGGAGGCAGGCTACAGCCACCCGGGAGAGCCGCGACTTGCGGACCCTCCAGCACTTGATTGTCGATGATGTGTCCTTTCTTGTCAATTCTTTTTGAGCCAGATGATGCCCGAGCAACCGGGCAAGAAGTTACACGGACCCTTTCCGTAACCAGCACAGTTCGAGCATCCGCCCTCTTTGTAGTCTTCAGCAACGTACCGGCTGCCATTGAGGAAGAAGATGTCTCCCGGCTCCGCATCTTCAAACCTGTCTCGAAGCACGCGGCCGGTCGGAACTTCCACTTCGGGCGGAGGTGCCACGTTCTTCAGTTCCTCATAGCGTTCGAGGAACAGGGCGTGGGCGTCCACGGGTTGAAGGGGCTCCACGTTGAAGTCGTAGGGCTTGTACAGGGGCCAGTGGCCCACGTTCAACTCGTCAGCGGGCAGCAGGCTGCGACGTTCGGTCATCAGCATCCGGAGGTCCGCTTCCTTGATCCGGGCGTCCAGCGGGAACGGCAGACCGAAGTGGGCGCAGATGGCACGCTCGACACGCTCTTCGATGAGCTTGTAGTCGGGCAGGAGACGCTTGAGCGGGCTCGCCACGTCCCCGAGGTAGGCTTCCGAAGCATCGTGCATCAGGGCAGCCAGAGCCAGTTCCGGAGGCACCATGCGGCTCACCCACACCGAGTGCTGGGCCACGCTGTAGAACTTGCTCACGTGCCCCGTGTATCGGCAGAGGTTGGAGAGTGCCCAAGCAATCTCCTTGATGTCGAAGTTGTGCGACTCCGGATTCTCGAACGGGAAGTAGCTTCCCGTGCTGGTCATGATGACGTTGCTCATTCTACCTCCTTACGCCTGCGATTGCAAGCGGTTGCGGATCGTGCCCCAGTCCTCTTCCACGAGGATCGTGCTGTCGCGGAAGACTTCACGGAGGAAGCCCGACTTCTCGGTTTCGACACCGACTTGATCGACCAGCACGTACTCGTCCGTGTCGCCCTTCTTGCCGACGACCAACAGGCCACGGGCACTCTTCTTGACACCGGAGTCCGTCTTCGGGTCTTTGAACAGTTCCTTGCCTTCGCCATCCACCACAGCGTAGGTGGCCTTCACAGCGATGCCCAGCGTGTCACGGGTGACGTGCTGGTAGGTGTAGGAGCCGACGCCGAACACGACGTTCGAGGACGCGAAGCCCTTGCGTTCGAGGCGGGCGAAGATTTCCTTGGCACGGTCGAGGGTGATCGAGTCACCATAGATCAGGCCGATGCAGGGGTCGAGTTCCTTGTAGCCCTTGGCGTTCACCGTGCCACCGAACTTGCGGTAGAGCGTCACGATGGAACCGTCCGCCTCTTCGAGCGTGATGAGGCTGTTGTCTTCCCGCACCATGACCAGACCTTGCGCGATCAGGCCCGGGCGACGGTTCAGTTCCGACTCGTCGTAGCCACAGATGATCCGCACGGGGTCACCCGAGTCCGGACGGACGACCACCTTGGCGAAGCCGAGAGCGTTCTTCTTGCGAGCACGGATTTCCGGCTCCAGCGCGGGCAGGTACTCGGTCAGCACCTTCCAGTAGTCGATGGTGTCCGACACGATGGACACGATGCCTTCCGGGTAGTCCACCGAAATCCAGCGGCGCAGCGTCTCCATCTCGCCATCCACTGCGATGCCCAGCGAGGTCACGCTGTGCTCCGAAGCCGGGACGGAGCCCGCGATGAAGAACGTCTCCGCGTCCACGTTGTAGTAGTCCTCGATCAGATCGATGGCTTGGATGGTGTCCGTGCCTGTGAACGAGGCAAGGTGGCCGATGCCCGACAGGGCAGCAGCTTGACGACCCATCATGCCACGCATGGAGAAGTCGTGGCACTGGAACGGCACGTGCAGACGATGGCCCACGGTCTTGTCGGCATACTCGTTGCACACCTTGAGGAACTGGAAAGCCGTAGTGGCGCTGGTCATCACGGGCCACAGTTCATCGGACAGGACGCTCTCGATGTATGTCACCAGCCACGCGAAGTCCGGGTGCGTGTTGAACACCGTCAGGACCGGCACCTTGAAGTTCACCAGTGAGCCTTCGGGCAGGGCCTTGATGCACAGCGGCAGGTAGCCGAGGTCGTGCAGGGCCTCGATGTGATCGGTCGGGATGGAGTCCGGCCCGAGGGACGTGTCACAGCGGCGTTTGAACTTGGCGATGACTTCCGCCTTGGGGCGGTTGAAGAACGCTTCGTTGAACTCGCCGATCAGGAAGTCCTTCAGGAAGTGCTGGAGGCCGAGGACGACGACTTGCTGGTTGTCATCCGCCCACGCCATGTACTTGCCCGCACGCGGGGTCAGGTTGGCGTAGAGGAACGTCGTGCCCTCGCGCATGAACTTGCGGTGGGACAGTTTGTAGAAGTCGGCGGCGTGGAGGGGGAAGCTCTTCATGTGGTCAAATCTCCTTGACTTGGTTTCGGGCGTTCTCATTCATGAGATTTGCCACGTAGATGTTGTCGTAGTAGGGCAGCAGAACATCAGCACCCTTCGTGAAGAACCCGTGTGTGACGTACAGGTTCAGTTCGGCCGGGTCGTTTGCCCACAGCACCTTCGCCAGTTCGATGAACGTAGCACCTCCGTCACAGAGGTCGTCCACCACGCAGACCCGCTTGCCCTTGACCTTCGAGGCATCGTAGATGCGCGTGGAGAGGATGACGCCGCGCTCGCCTCGAACCTTGTCCGCCACCAGAGCTTCAGCCATGCCATTCACGACTTGGCCGTGCTTGAAGACCTTCTTCGCAGCGCCAGCATCCGGAGCGATCAGGATGTCATGGATCGGAAGACGGATGGCGCATTCAGCTTGCGGCATCACGTTCAGTCGATCCACCACGGCTTCGAGCACGGTGCTGTGGGCATCATACGTTTCCACGAACTCGAAGTCAAGGCTGTTGATGAACTGAGCCACCATCTTCAACGCATGGCCTTCGCCCGGGTTGCATCGGCGATCCTGACGACTGTACGGGAAGTACGGCATCCGGAGGAAGATGCGCTTGGCACCCGCATGACGCACGGCATCGACAGCTTGCGCCAGCGCCATCAGGTCATCGTTGCCCTCCCAGTGCAGATGAATCCACACGTCTTGGAACTCGATGAGGCTGGGAGCGGATTCGATCTTGAAGCCAGCTTCACCGCAAGGAAAGCGCCATTGCTTGACGGTCAGGTCGAGGCCACCAGATTGAACCTTCAGCATTGGAAGATCGCCACGTCGAGGGCGGAGAAGATGATGTCCACTTCCCCGTAGAAGGAGTACATCCGGAAGACCGGCAGCCCTTCGGTGAAGAACACCTCGGAATGGAGCGGCTTGCACTCGCACAGGTCGGCGAGGTCGCCTTCGATGCTGTCGATGATGCCTTCGACGGGCTGGACGATGTACCGGGGTTCGTCCGGGTTGCCGTCTTCGGTGAAGATTTCGATGAGTTCATCACCCACGACGTTGATGCCGATGATGGTGTGGCGCAGCAGCGCCTCGGGGTCACAGAGAATCATCAAGCTCCTTTTCTTTCATTGTGAATTTGATCTTGGCTGCACGAATTATCTCCGTGTCGAGGTCAGTGTAACCATGTGCTCGAAGCCAGTCAAGAACTTTGTTTGCTCGGAAGCGGTAGATGTTGATGTCGCCTTCCTTCTTGACGTTCCACGCTCGGGGGAAGTCTTCAGGGAACTTCATCACATAGGAAGCAGCCACTGTAACATGGCTGCCTCCGTCGATCAAGACTTTCACGGTGGCGTACAACAGCCTCACCACCTTGTCTTTGGCCCACTGGGCAACACGTTGTTGCTCCAACGTGGGACGGCCCATGCGGTTCTTTGCCATTACCAGTCGCTGTACTTGGTCTTGGCAGCATCGTTGACCATCGACCTTACGTACAGGACGATCAGCAGCATGACCAGAAGGCACCACAGGCTGCCCTTCGACACGAGGGAGTTGTTCCACACCAGCAGGGCAACGAGCCCGAGTCCTTGGAAGAAGTTCATGACTTACGAGAGGACGATGCAAAGCACGGTACTGGAGTCCGTGCCATCCGGGTTTGCCATGTAGATCGTTTCGATGCCCAGCGTATCGTTAGCCGTGCTAAGGCTCCCTGCGAGGTAGGTTTCTCGTGTCATGACAGGCGTCGAACCGGCTTCCTTGGTCTTCAGGGCCTCCAATGCGGTGATAAGGGAGTCGATGGTGTGCGGTTGAGAAGTCATAATTCCTTTCGTGTTAATGGCATTCGGCCCAATTGCGCCCGAGAATGTAGTCGGCCGACAACGTGACGTTGAGTTTGTAGAAAGCACTCGTCTCACGGACTGCCTCTTGAATCAGTTCACCCGCGAGAGTGTAGCCGACGTAGTAGCCCTTATCGGAGTGACCGACTTCAGACCACGTAGGGTTTTCCTTGCGGAACGCCTTGGCATCAGCCTCTTCCTTGAACGTCTTCCACTTGATGCGCGACTTGTGGACTTCCAACTGCGCTTCGTCGTGGTAGGCGATCATCTGTTGGACGAATGCAGCATTCTTCCAGTCATCCCGGAAGAAGTCAACAGTCAGCCCAGCCTCTCGCATCTTCCGTTCGTGCAGCACCATCGCCCGCTTGGCGCAGATGACGCCCGCCGATTGGAACAGAGAGTTGATGAGGGCCGAAGCACTGCGGGTGGGAATCTTGCGACCGTCCAGCCCGAGGATGTACTTCTTACCGCCCGTCGTCTCCCAGTATTCCTTCAGCTTCTCGCCCAACGCAGCCAGAGGCTTCGCCGCTTGCCAGTAGGCCCCGTGGATCAGCGCACCGATATCCTCGGAGACGCCCACAGTCTTCGCCACTCGCTTCGGCATGGCACCGTAGGCGCACGCGTACTTCACAGGCTTCGCACTCTGCCGAGCGAACGGGAATGCCTTGCCAATCGCCTGAGACACCAACGTCTCGATGAGCTTCGCCGTCTTCGTGTGAACGTCGTTCGGCTTCTCCATCGTCAGCGACAGGCAATAGCTGTGGTCTTCGTCGTCATACCGCCAGCAGTAGTGCGACTCGATCATCGCCTCAAGCGAGGCGAAATCGTAGCCCATTTGGTAGAAGCCGCCCTTAACGTCCGAGCCAAACATGCCCCGCATGTTCTCCCCGAAGAGAGACGTGATGCGAGGGATGTTAGCAACCAACCGATGCTTGAAGCGAGAAGTTCCCGCTCCGCACGAGTCAGCAGGAGTCGGGATGCGTCCATCCACAGCAATACGATCCGATGCCAGATAGCCCTTGCCCGCAAATTCATCATCTTCATCCATCTCATCAGGGTCCACCATGCCCCCGAGGATCGAGTTGCGGCGGTGGGAGTAGGTCAGGTACTCAGAGATGAGCTTGGCGTGCGGGAACTTGTCAGACAGTTCCAGCAGAGCCGGGTCCATTTCCTTTTCCTGCCCCACGGTGAACGTCGGGTTGGTGTAGACCTTCAACGGACGCCCGGGCTTGTGCAGCATCAGTTTGTTGCGCAGCTTGTCGGGCCTCACACCGAGGTTGTCACAACGGTCCTTGCAGAAGGGAGACGCCAGCGTTTGCTCGACGTAGCGTTCCACTGCATCCGCGAACTTGTCGGGAGACAGCTTGTTCTTCTTCGAGTCGCACGTGAGGTCACGTTCTTTGTACTGAGAGGGAACCCAGCCAAGCTCCACCAGCCAGCCCTTGATGTGCGTCGTGTCCTTCACGGTGGCAGGCTCCGTGGTCAGGATGGGCACCTCCGGGTCCATCGGAAGCTTCCAGACAGTCCCGAAGAACTCAGCGGTACGCTCTTCCTCGTTGAACTTCCCGTTGTGCTTCTCGATGAACTTCTGCATGTGCGAAGACATCTCCCCGTTCTTCTTGAACTGAATCTTCGGGGGACAGTATGCCTTCGCCTTCGTAATGCCCATCGGCTTCGGAGGCAGCAGCGGCTCGACGATGAGACGGATTTCTTCCATCTTCTCGTCGAGGAACTTGATGTTCTCCCGGGCCAGCGTCTCGTTGAACGCGAAGCCACGGTGGGATTGCCGCGTCACGATGTCTCGCACGAGGTGTTCGAGGTTCATCGCGGAAGCCCAGTCCCAGCCCTCCATCTCGTCCAGCAGATGCAGGTAGAGCTTGACGTTCGTCTTGCAGTCCTGCTCGTTGTAGACCAGCATCTCCGGATGGTAGACACGGAACTCGGCACCCTTTGGATCGGAGTAGTGGATCAAGCCCAGTTCAAGAGCCTTCGCCCGCCAGTCGATCTTGTGCTCGCCGAGGCGGATGCCCCATTCGTCCAGCGAATGTCCACCGAAGCGGTCCGGGTTCAGACACTTCGACGCCACGAGGGTGTCAAAGATATCCACAGGTTTTCCACAGAAGGTGTCGCGTTCTCCGAACGAACGATCCCCCACCGTGTACTCGATGTCACAGTAGAGCTTGATAGCCAGCAAATCGAAGTCGAGGATGTTGTGGCCGATGATGACATCTGCTTCCTTCAGCTTATCTATGTACGCGCCACGAATTTCTTCGCCGACGAACCGCCACGTCGCGCCAGTGTCCACGTCGATGATGACGGCACAGTGGATGACGAAAGTGGGCTTCAGCTTGAACGGTGCGCTCAGGTAGTCGATGCTCTGCTCGTTCAGCAGGTTGTTCGACTCGATGTCGGTTACGAATCGCTTCATGCGTCCTTTCTAGTTCTTGTTGAGGTTTCTCTTGGCTCGGGAGGCCACCACGCTGATGCCGCAATAGCTGCACTTGCAGAAGTCGTCCAGCGAGTCAGCCCAGTTGTGCCCGTAGTTGTGGCGTTCGCACCACAGAGGCTCGTACTTCGTGTTGTCGGGCGGGGCTCTGCGACCGAAGACGAACTCTCGCTTCTCTTGGGAGAGAGGATCGAAGAACGTGGTCATGCGATTGCCAGCTTCCCGAGAGTTTCACCGTACCGCTTGATACGCCTCTCATCGTTTCGCATCAGGCTTTCATGCAGGTTGCAGAAGGCATCGCACAGCTTGACCTTGCGGGCCAGCGGATGCGGCTTGACGCGAAGGAAGATGTAGTCGTCACGGCTCTCGTCCTCTCGCTTGGTCATCGCCTTCACAGCATCCGCGACTTCATCCCCGAACAGGGCCAGCAGCATCTCGTAGGTGCAAACGGTGTCTTCGAGGATGTCATGAAGCCATGCGATGACTTCAAGTCGTTCGTCACCCGGGAAGGCTCGCTTGACCTTGATAGCCACTTGTGAGACGTGTTCGGTGTACGCGTAGTCCCCGTACTTTTGGCCCGCGTGGAACTTGGCAGCGATATGCTTGGCAAGTTCAATTTGATTGATGTCCATTGTTCTCCAGTGTGAGGTGGGTTCGAGGGATTCTACCACGCAGCCCACAAAAAGAAAAGGCCCCCCGCGAAGACGGGGAGCCAAAGGCTGTGGTTCTTTACGCTGCGAGCGCGTCTTGCACGTCGCGGATCAGCGGGGCCAGTTGCCCCTTCACAAAGGTGTCCATGCGGCTCTGGATGTCCGGCAGCGAGCCGTCGCTTTCCGGGTCCGCTTCCGCGCAGTCGTGGTCGATGTGGTCGTGCGCAGAAGACTGTGACAGGTACTCTTCCGTGGTGGCGTTGTACTCCAGCTTCAGGATGGCTCGGGTCAGGGCCACGTACAGCAGGTTCTGCTCTTCGACGGGCAGGCCCACCCAGTCACCGTTCTCGTCATAGCCGCTCTTGAAGTCGTTCTCCACGATGACTTGCTCGAACTCCCGGCCCTTCGACTTGTGAGCCGTGGTGAAGGTGATGTGGGGGTTCTTCGAGTTCTGGTGACGCTCCAGCACTTGAATCCACTGGTCGGCCTTGCCCTCCTTGACCACCTTGACGATGCGGCCCAGTTCCGCCGAGTGCTTCGACTCTTCCACCAGTTCACCCCAGTTGGAGTAGGCCAGCAGGGAATCGTGCTTGACGTTCTTCATGTCGCCTCGGTTGAGAGCGACAGCCGATTGCAGGAGCTTCACGAAATCCCGCACGTCGATTTCCAGCGACACTTCCGTGCCCTTCTGGATTTCCTCCACAGCAGCCGTCAGCAGGGCCGTGTTGGTGCGGAAGAGGCGGGTGTAGGGGGCAGAGCGGTCCACGAGGTTGTAGGGTGCCACGACCGATTGAATCTTCTCGTTGCCATCGATCACCATGTCACGTTCCAGAACCGCAGTGGCGAGGTCGGCGATGGACTGACCGTAGCGGAAGCTCTTCGTCAGGTACAGCGCGTCAGCGTTGACCATCTGCATCGCGTTGACAGCACCGCGCCAGCCATAAATGGCCTGACGGGCATCGCCCACCATGACGACGATGGCGTGTTCGGTCTGTTGCATGACGATGTCCAGCACGCAGGGGGTCGTGTCTTGGAACTCGTCCACGTAGACGATGCTCTTGCCCGCCAGCTTCGGCTTCGACATCTGGTACAACTTGAGGTAGGTGTCGTGCGTGGCGAGCACTTCCGAGCGCAGGTTGATGCGGTCTTCCCACAGGCTCTCCGCGTTGGCGAGGATGATCTTCTTGGCAACGTTGACGGCCGAAGAGTTGCCTTTGCACTTCTCGAAGAGGTCTGCCGTGGGGACGTGCTTCATCTTGATGGCGAGGTCAGCCGACTGCTCGAACAGCGCGACGGTTTCCTTGACCAGCAGACCGAGGAAGTTCGCCGGGATGATGAGGTCTTCATCGATCACCAGATTGCGGATGCCGTAGAAGCGGGCAATCTCCGAGCCCGTGCCAGCCACGTTGACGTACTTGCCACGCGGACGGGAGAGCTTGTCATTGAGCTTCGCACCGTAGGCAGCGTATGCCAGCGAGTGCGTCGTGCGGCACTCCACGTGCTTCGGGAACTTTTCCGCCGCCTCGGTGGCAGTCACCTTGTTGAAGGCAAGGTAGATCGAAGGGACGGGGGAGGCTTCTGCCGTGACGACCAGCGTCGAGGTCTTGCCAGAGCCCGCACAGGCTTCCACCTTCAGCATCCCCTTGGCACCAGCCTTCACGAGATTGGCAACGTAGTCGCAGACGGCTTGTTGTTGCGGGGTGGGGGTGCGGCTCATTGGATTCTCCTGTGGGGTGCGTTCGTTGATGTGTTCATTATGCCTAGGACTTCAGGTCCACACAAGAGAAAAGCCCCACGGCTAGGTGGGGCTTCTCATCCGTGAGAATCACGACTCCAACGGGAAGGGCCATTGGCTCGACGGGTCCGGCACGTGGCGGAACTCACGCGCAGGGCCGTGGGTTGCCCCGAGGGACTTCTTGGCCTTCTTGCCGCGACGGCTCTTGGCATCACGGATCGCCGCCGCCACGAACAGGAGGGCGTTGGCACGGTAGGGCTTGCGCTTGGACGTGACGAGCTTGTCCCAAAACGGGTGGGCCACCTCTTCCTTCAGGGTCTTCGGACCCATCACTTCACGGTAGACATCCCGCTCCGGACACCAGTAGGTGCCGTTCAGTTCTTCGCTGGCGTAGGAGAGGGCGCAGCACGACATTTCGGCCTCGCCCTTCAGGATCATCTCCGCCGCCCGCTCGAAGACCTTGGGGTTCAGCACACGCAAGTTGTCGCGGCTCAGGGGGTTGTATGCTTTGCTCATGGGGTTTGTTTCCTTTCCTCTTCGGTCCCGGGGCAAGCTCTATTGGCTGCCCTACGGGACGCTTCGTTGTTCAGTCTGAGAAGCCCGCACTTGGCGCAGTAGAGCCACGGCAAGGGAGCCTTACGGTGGCCCAGCTTCACCGTGAATGCGTGAGGGTGGGCCTTCATGCGTCAGCGGCGACGACCGACCGAGATGGACGAGCGGCTGGTCGTGGTCGAGATGCCACGGCTGTTGGTGCTAGTCCACGCAGAGGGGCGGGGCGTGTAGCTCGGCACGATGGCACGCGGGGCCACGTAGGTCGGACGGACCACGGTGGGAGCGATGATCGTGTGTTGGACGACGACCGGGGCACGGTAGCCATAGCCGCCGCTGAAGAGGTGGCCCATCATGAAGCCCGACATGAAGCCGTCGTGTTGCGGGGCTTGTTGGACGATCACGGGGGCTTGACCCGCGACGACCGGGCCTTGCTGCACTTGCGCCACGGGCGGGGCGTATTGCGGGGCGGGCGAGCACGCGTTGAGGACGAGAGCGAACAGCAGGATGGACAGCAGGACGGTGATGATGACACGCGTCAGGGAGCCGAAGAAGAAATCGCGCAAGGGGTGGGTTCCTTTCATTAAGGTTGGGAGTCTTTCAGTCTTGCTTGAGCTTGACCACGCCAGCCTCCAGAGCGGCGTTGAAGCGTTCAGTGTAGCACTGGAGACGCTGACTTTCAAGGAAAAAGTTGAGGGCTGCGTCGTGCTTTTCCCACGCGTAGTCCCGGAACCAACCGCTCGTGATCGAGGTGCAGACCTTCATCAGAGCGAAACGGAACGCCTCTTCGGGCGTCTTGCCACCGGGAAACGGGATGAGGGATCGTTCGAGAGCCAGCACCATTGCCTCTTCCACCACCCCAGCAAGGCGGATGGCTTCAGGCTGCGCCTCGAACAGTTCCCGGCTGCACTTGACCGGCCCGTCAAGGTAGTAGGTGTAGGCGGGACGGTCGAAGACCGCCACGGCTTCATGCACAGTGTCGTGGTCGTACTTCTGGATCACGCCCGTCATCGTTGCGTCGAAGAACTCACCCTTGCCCACGGAGAGGTTCGGGTGCTTGTACGTGTAGGTGTCCACCTCACGCTGACGATAGAACTCCATCCACTCTTCCGGGATGGTGCAGTTCATCTCACGCAGCAGACGAATGTCCGCCATCGTCTTCCAGAAATGCGGGCTGTTCTTCAGGAAGCGGTGCGACATCTTGAGGGTGTACACCAAATCCTTCCGGGCAGCGTCCATCGGAACTCCAGCCCAGCCTGACGAGTAGACGGACTCCGGGTGTTCCTTCACGAACGCCAGCAGACGCTCGGCACGGGAATCGGGCCACGCGATTTCGACTTCGCAGATGAGGCCCGATGCCCGGCGCATGAAGATGCTGTTCCCGTCGTTGATGGGGTAGAAGGAGACGGCACCGAACACTTTGCGAAAGGCAACTGCCTCGTCGTAGGTGCCGACCAAGTCAAGGTCAGCAGGCTCTCGGTCGAGATGGTGAGCAATGGCAGTCGAGCCAATCATAAGCATTCGGTGTTCTCCTTCAATGGTTTAGCAGCGCGATGAGTTCCAGTCGCGGGCGGACGATTCCATGTCGCTGACGACATTGTACAGGCGACCGAGAGCGTTCTCGCTGCGCCAGTAGGAACCGAGGGCCGTGACATTCTCGTTCTCGATGTTGTCGAGGGCGTGGGAGATGATGTCTTCCGACTCGTAGGGACCGTATTCCTCGTAGTACGGGAGGCTGAACGTGATGTTCGCCACGCCCGCCACGAGTTGAGCGTTCTCGAAATGCTCCGCCGCTTCGTTGGCGAGGGCTTCCGCCTCGCTCACGCTGGAGGCTTCCTTCAGTCGGTCGAACGCTTCGCGTCCGGAACTGATGGCTTGGGCCACGAACGTGACGGCATCCTTGCGGATCGCTGCCTGTTGGGCGCGGAGGGTGGCAATCGAGATGCCGCCGATGACGATGTCGTTGGTCATGTTCAGCAGTAGGCGGAAGACGAGTTCCAGTCCGTCACCGTGTCGGCGCTCTCGATGTCCCAGCGGAGGGAGGCGAGGTCAGCCGGGGCACCCGTGGCGCGGGAAATCTGGTTGATTTCGTCGAGCGTGCTCTTGATGAGTTGAACACGTTCGGCGATGGCCTCGATGGCTGCACGCGTGGTGACGGCAGTGGAGGCGGCGATGTCCGACAGCGGGACACCGTTCAGTACGATGGTCATTTGGTTTCTTTCTCCTTGAGGTTGTGGGCTGTAGCCCTACTTGACGCGAACGAGGATGGGCTTCGCGCCCTCCACGTTGTCCTTGACCGTATGGTAGGCTACGGTCCAGTCTCGTGTTTCGATGTTGAAGCGTTGGATTTGACCGTTCACCCTCGCCCCGACAACCATATCATCAGGAGGAAAGGGCCACGGGGTTTGGTGTTCGGTGTCTTCCATGCTGGCCCCTTAGCAGGACTGCGACGAAGGCATCCAGCCAGCCGAAAAGGACCAGCCTTCGGCAGCCTTCTCGCTGACGTAGGTGCCGCCCATGCCGTAGGCGATGTCGAGGGTGAATTCCAGACCGTGCTCGTCAGCGAAGGCTTCCGCCTCCGCCACAGCCGTGTTGATGGCATCCACGAGGGCGGACATCTTCTGGTTCAGTTCTTGTTGCGTGCTCATGTTCTCCTTTCAGAAGTCTTTCGGACCGTGCTGGGCCATCCAGTCGGCTTTGTGGTACATCTTCTTCTCGCTGTTCTCGTAGTAGTATTCCCCAGCCGGGCCGGTGATACCATTCATACGATTCTTCGAGATGTAAGCCTTGGTGGTGTTGCGCTCGATGGGGTCTTCTGCCATCTTGTCACGCACCAGCAAGATGTTCAGCGAAGCACTCTTGAAGATCGTGGAGGAACCTTGAAAGTCCTCTTCCGAAATCATAGCACCGCTGCTGTTCTGCTGTCCACCACCTTGTGACTTCCGGACGTGGTTGATGTTGATGAACAACACCCCGTGGCTCTTGTTGAGACTCTTCTGCCACTTCAGGAAGACCGCTTGCTCGTCGATGGACAAACCATCGAGGATGTCTTGCAGCGGGTCGAGGACGATCACCTTGACGTTACATTGAACGACCAATTGTTCCACAACAGCCTTGAGGTCGTCAAGCGTTCCGTCACGGTCGTCCACCAAGTAGAAGCGGTGACTGCCATCCTCACGGAAGAACAGTTCCTTTTCCTTCGCCTTCACCCAGTCCTGTTCGAGAAACTTCTGCTTCTCGGCAGGGTCTTGGATGCTGTTGATGTTGTAGCGGATGTACCGAGACAACATCGAGATGCCATACTGCCCAGCCGTGGCTTCCATCGACACCACACCAACGAGGTGAGGGCTGTTGAATGCCAGATGCTCGACGATTTCATCCACCCACGTCGTCTTGCCGAGGCCCGACGCTGCACCGATGTTGACGATACTGCTGAGGGTCATGCCCCCGGCCGTCATCTCGTTCGCCTCACGCATGAACACAGGGAACGTGACCTTCGGGACCGACACTTCCAAACGCATCCGTGCAGACAGGTCACCGGAGCCAACGATGCCCGCAGGCGTATAGGGCTTCGAGCCCCAGTAGTCGTTGATGAACTCCTTCTCCCTGCCAAGAGGCGCACCGCTCTTGTCTACCACGTAGTCATCCGCGTCCTTGTACCGCATGGTCATGACGTGGGCCTTGCCCTTGGGCAACACCTTGCAGATTTTCTCAGTGGCTTCGTGTCCGGCTTCGTCTTGGTCCATGCAGACGATGACACGCTCGAACTGGTTGAAGAACTCGTACTGCGCTTGGACTTGCTTCCACGCCCCGGACTCCCCGAGAGTGGAGCATACCACGGCAGGCGGATCGTAGTCCTTGCCTCGCTGCTCGTTGTAGTCCTTGAGCATCTGGTACGTGTTCAGAAGCTTCGTCTCCCCGCCGACGATGATGCAGTCACGTCGGGCCGACTTGAATCGGAACTGGCCGATCATGTCACATTCCTTACCCACGACACCGATGGGGTTGGAAAAGTCCTTGGGGAAAACGCGAGTACGGTAGCCGACGATGTTGCCGTCTACCGTCGTTGGGACGAATTGCTTGATGGGCTTGCCAGTCTCTTCGTCGTACTGGTAACGAACGCCGAAATAGCGGCTCGTCTCATCCCGGATGCCACGGTAGCCGTAACCCTTCAGGCCCGTGTAGCTTTTGATTTCGTCGTGTTGTTCTTGTGTCAGGGGTTCTCGGGTAGTCACTTCTTCATCCTCGTCTTCCTCTTCTTCGTTCCATCCCATCTTCTCCATGTGCTCGTCAGAGGGGATTGTGAAGTTGCAAGACCAACAATAGGCTCCTTGTCCAGAGCCGTACACGTGGAGGTTGTTGCCCGCATTGTCTCGTCCTTTTCGACGGCAACGCGGGCAAGCGGTCTTGTGTTCGTAGCTGAGGTCGAGGCCGTATTTCTCGGCTGGTGACATCAGCGCAGCAGTTCAGCAGTGGCAGCCCAGCCGATACTTTGGATGAGCTTGCCGAGAAGCTTGGCGTGTTGACGGGTCACGTTGACCGATGCGTGTAGCACCTTCATGGCTTGCCGGTCCTCGCGCTGCTCCTTCGCCAGTTCCTTGATTTCATCACGCAAAGCCCACAGCGTGTACTTGGCGTGCTTGCTGGTCATGGCACGGATGGAGAAGTAGCTGGCACGGAGTTCCAGTTCGGCGATGAAGTTGCCGCGACGGTCGATGCGGCTCTGGAGATGGCGGATGCTTTTCGGGGCGCTCATGGATTCCTTTCAGGGAGTGGTTCCGTCTTGTTCATGGAGGGCGAGGCTGAGGGCAGCGAAGTATTCGGCGATCTGACTCGCGTCATACTTGTCCACCGGACCGCTGATGTTGACATTCGCCCTTGTGTAACCGCAGTCCGCCCGGGTGGCAGGAGACAAGGCGACGATGCGCCCACTACGGGGCGTCAGCCAGTGACTCTCCTTGGCTTCCGGGATGACCGGCTTGGGAAAAACCGCCGTGATGGCGGCTTCCGTGCTGTGCGTCTTGTAGCTCACTTGCCGCCCAAGTTGACCATGCCCTTGAAGTCCATCGGCAGGACGATGGTCTGCACCTTGCCCTCGTGGATGGCTTGGGCGATGAGCTTCTGGTTCTCCAATTGCATCAGGGCCATGTTGCCGGTGTTCTGCGACAGGGCGGACAGGCGATGTGCTTCGGCTTCGGCGATGGCGACTTCAGCTTCCTTGGCCTTCAGTTCGTTGGCCTTGGTGACGACGAGGCGGGCGCTCTGAAGGATCATCTCGGCAGGCTTGGCCGTCTTGACCTGCACACTGTTGATGCTCAGGCACGTCTCCAAACCGTTCTCCTTGAAGACTTCCTTGGCGAGTTCGTGGACCTGTGCGCCGATCTGGTCACGATTGTCGTTGACCACGAGGGCATCGTAGGAGCGGACGGCCTTGTAGGCGGCGGAGTTCAGCGTGTTCTGCACGAAGCTCTGCATCAGGAGCCATTCACCCGACTCGGAAGAGCCGTGGAACGTGCGGGACTTTTTGGTCCAGAGGTCGAAGACGCACGCTTGGTTGATCGAGTAGGCAGCCGTCAGGTCGAACTCGTCGAGCGCGGTGTTGTCCTTGGTGATCGGGTGGGCGTTGTTGATGACGAGGGGAACGTCACGCACCGGGAATTCGAGCACGTGACCGACGAGGGTCTGGTTCCACGAGCCGGGCATCAGTTCGCCGGGCAGCGTCTGGTTGTTCACGTCCACGCGGAGGCCGACTTCACCCGTGGCGATGCGGGCACAGCCCGAGGCGCAGGCCAGCACGCCCGCCATCAGGGCGATGCACAGGATGTTGAGGATGCGGGAGTTGACGAAAGATCGGATCGGATTCATGAGGGTTGGTTCTCCTTAGGGATGAGAGGGTGACGCAGCATGGCTTGAACGAATCGCACCGTGCCTTCGTAGTAGTTGTTGACGCCGACACCACCTTGAGGCAGGAAGCCTTCGTCAATCATCAAGTCCACTTGCTTCTGTAACCCCGCGAGGTTGGGTGACTCGATGATCGCGTAGTTGTCCATCAGCGGCTCAGGGCGGCGGCGGCTTCGCGGATTTCGTCCAGCGTCATCGGACGGTTGCCCTTGTCGCCGTTCAGGACCACGTTGAACACGGGCTTGCCCTCGCGGCTCTTCGCCTTCTGGAAGCCCACGGTGTAGGTGGGGTAGCAGCGGGTGAAGGCGTCGGCGTAGGCGTTCAGGATGTCTTGCATGTGGTGGTTCTCCTTGTGTTGGTTCAGAACAGGGCGACGATGACTGCCAGTGTAATCGTTGCGACGGTTGCCGTCAAGGCCCCGACTGCAATGGCTTTCCAGATCGACTTGCGTTCGGCGCGGGTGGCGTGTTTGTAGCCTTGGTAGGCAGCGGTCACCAGCAACCAAACGATGACGAATGTTAGCGCGTTCTTCATGAGAGTGTCAAGTCCTTTCAGCCAGTGTAGTTTTCGCCGGGGATCAGCTTGCGGAATTGAACAAACCCTTTCAGGTTGCCAGACCAGAAGTTGCCGTCGCGATCCATGTGCGACACGCCGGGCTCCCACGAACGGGGGAACATCGGCTCGTTGATGGTGGGCTCGTTGTCGTCCTCATTGCCGCTCTGTCGAGCTTGCATCGGAGTCCCTTGGTGCTCGAACGCCGAAGCGTGCTTGCGGTCATCGCCGACGAGACGTTGGAACACTTCCTCGCATTTCGCGACACCGTAGTCCACGTTGCGGAAGGACACGGCAGCAGAACGAGCGGCGCTCACCTTGCGTGCAGTCTCCACGTCGAGCCAGACGGGGTAGGAGGTGCCGTCTTCGGCTTCCTCGGTGATGAAGTACCGCATCCCGCCATTGACACGGACGTTCTCCACGTAGGGCAGATGCCACTCCCCCGGGTTGAGAACCTGCGGCATTGATTGCTCGCGAGCCTCGTACATCACGCGAGCCAGTTCAGCCAGCGACGGGTCCGCTGCCTCGTGGTGGCGGAGCCAGAAGAAGTTCTCCAGTTCGGTGCCCGAGAAGATGGTCTTCATCATCTGGAAGGCTTCCGTCAGGCGGTTGTACACCTGTTTGTGGAAGCCCGCGTCGGCGAAGCCCTTGGAGTAGAGCATGGCGCTGTTCTTGGCGAGTTCCCACGCTTGTTCCGGGGTCACGGGGAACGCATGAGCGAAGCCGAGAGCCGGACCGATGTCCACGAGGCCATCGAAATCCTCGCCCTTGTCCTGCATTCCCTTGTTGGCTTCCCCGAAACGGATCGGGCGGCCGGTGAGTTGCTGCACCATCTTGGCGAACGGAATCGCCCGGCTCGATGCACTGCTCTTGGAGTCGGCCCGATGGGTGTTCAGTTCAGCGAGGATGATGCGGGGGTACTCCAGTTCATAGCTGATGAACCGGGAGCCGTTGCGTGCGAGGCTGTCCTTGAGGATGGTGGCCTTGACGCCGTGCTTGCCTTCGATGGTGAGGATGATGGTTTCTCCTTGCAGAAGCTGTGCCCGCCTATCTTGTGGCAGAGCATGTGTTTGGCCCACGTCGGCTTCAGCTTGATGCTGAAGAAGAACTTCTCATTGTTGAGAACGCGGGGATGTTGGGAGGCTGCATTGTACAACGCAACCTTGTCCTCGTCAAGCTCCACAAGTCCGCTCTTCTTCCAATGCACCCACTGGAACTGGTGAGGCTCGGCGATCACTTGACAAGCTGTCTTACCTGTGGCATCTGCCCTGTTGTAGATGACATCGAGCACGGCTCTCTGGCCTTCGATGCTCTCCCCTCGGGCCTCTCGGTAGACAGCAGAGACTAGACAGGGATCGGGTGGAGGTGGAGGGGGTGGTGCTGGGTCTTCGATTTTGGCTAGGAAAAAGGCAAAAACGCAAAACACCAAAATCGACTTCACAATTTTTTTCAAATTTTGGCTTTCAGAAATAGGGACAGGCCCCCGAAGGGGCCTTGTCCTCTTGGCATGATTGCTCAGGCCGTGACGGCTGCCGGGGCAGCAACCGGAGTCGCCACCTTCAGCTTCGTTGCCGCGAAGATGGTGAGGTCCGCGACCATCGCCATCACGTCGTCGTAGGTGGCATCGACGGGGATCGCGCAGTGGACCTTGCCGTGGTTGAAGACGCGCTCCGGAGGAAGGCTGGCTTCCTCCTTCAGACGCTCCTGCACGTAGGCCATCACCATCTTGTCCTTCTCGGACGGCTGGGCCGTGGTGCCCGTCCCGCCGCTCGCGACGCCGCTGGGCTCCGTGGTGCCTTCACGCGGACGCTTGACGGCCACGGCCTTGCCCATGTGCGCCAGCACGGAGTTGATGCCGTCGAAGTTGAACTCCTTCAGCTTCTCCACGATGCGGGCGATCTGCACGCGGGGTTGCGCGTCCTCCACCCAGTCGGTGACCGTCTCGCGACCACCGAGGTACTGGTAGAGGTCGGCCGACACGTTGATCCGGCGCATGACCGTCTTGTAGTCGGCACCCTGCGGAGTGGCACAGGCGTAGCCCGCTTCCGCGTACACCTCGCGCAGCGCCTTCTTCGCTTCGAGAGTGGCCTTCGCCGCGTCCGCCTTCGAGGCGAACAGGGAGAGGCCGACCGCGAGTTCGAGTTGCAGCGCGTCACGGTGGAAGCCGCCCGCGTCTTGCAGCGCGTGGACCCACATGCTGTTGCTCGGGGGCTTCGGCGCGTCGTGACGCGGCACTTCCTTCTCGCCAGCCTTGAGGGCGGCACGCGTGTTGGCAGCCGTCTTCGGCAGCGTCAGCGTCTTGCGGGGGGCACGGATCGTCGAGGTAGCCATGATGCGTTCTCCTGTGATTGCATCCTGCCGACAGAGAACCATTCCCTGTCTGACGGTTCCCATTGTGCTCAGTTTTCGGAGCATGTCAAGCAAATTCCGAAATTCCCATGTCAATCTCATGGATTTTCAAGGAATCTCGGAAAGTCCGAAATCAGCCCTCGCTCATGTCCTCCTTGGAGCGGATGCAGACCCACGTGGGGAAGCGAGGCTTGTCCTTCTGGCCGTGCGGGAAGAACTTCACCTTCGACACCTCGGAGGTCAGGAGTTCGGGGTTCTTGAAGAACTTCACACGGTCATCGTGGTTCATGTTGCCCGGCCCCACGTCGATGACCTGTCCCGCCGTCATCAACGTCTTGCCATTCCAGACGACATCCTTCAGCACTTCGGCCTTCAGCATCCCCGCCATACCCTTCGGCACGAGGTTTTCCTGATGCGTCGAACGCTCGGTGCGGCCCAGTTCGTTCGTCTTGGCCTCGTTCTGGTTTTCCATCGCTTCGGTGACTTCGATGACACGCACCTCGAAGTCCATGAAACGCTTGATGCGGAGGTAAGACCCCGCCTTCACGGTGGCCCGGCCATGCTTGTGCGGGGCGTTCGGATCGCGCATGATGACTCCCTCGAATCCCATCGACAGCCAGACATTCTCAAGGTCGAGAAGTTCTTCCAGCGAATGCACCAGCTTCCACGGCACCATGCGGACGTAGCTGTAGCCTTCCGCTTGCAGAGCCGTGACCAATTCCTCCACGGCATTCAGCCGTTCGTGGTAGGCTTGGTCTTGCATGTGCGGGGCGATGTAGTCGAAGATGTACCACACCGCATCGCAGTGCGTCGGAGCCTTCTTGCGACGAAGGTCGCCGGAGGTCTTCCGGCACAGGTCCGGATGCGTCCAGTCGTCGGTGACGATTTCGCCATCGAAGCCGATGAACTGCTCCCCGGAGAAGCGTGCCGTGACGTGCGGGTTGTCGTGCAGCTTCAGGCTGCGCCCGGTGAGCGTGCCACTGAAGTTGATCCCACGCACGCCGTCGATCTTGGGCATGGCTATGAGAGGGAACTTCAGCTTCGATTCCTCGAAGTCGCAAGCCAACTGCGGCTTGAAATCAGGTTTGGGTTTGGTAGCCATACGTCTCTCCTTGTAGCTATGTGACGAAACGAACATTGTTACACATGGTGCGTACACGGGTATAGGTATTTGCCCTAAGTGTTGTATGTGACAAAGTTCACGCACAGTTTGCTCGACTGTGGGTTACAGTTCAGCCATTCCGTACACATCGTTACGGTGACAGCAACAACCCGGAAGGAGTTCCCTCTTGAACCAGTCCCAGCTTTACGCCGTCTACCAACAAGCACAGGCTCGTAAGAGGAAGGCGAAGCACGATCAACGTGACGATTGCATCATCGCTCTGTGGGACTCCCTCGCGGAATCCCTGACGAACAACAAGAGGCTGGAATCCCAGCTTGACGAACTGTCGAAAGACAACCGACAATACGCCCGAGATGCCGACATGCTGCACACGCGGCTGATGGCAGCCGAAGGCAAGGGCCTGACCCTCGCTCAATTCATGGACGTGACCACCGGCTCCATCCAGTAGGCTCCCGCCTGAAGGATGGTCACCCTCCTTTTCAGGAGGGTTTTGGTATTTGGAATATCGATTTCAGGATTTTTGGACTTTGTTCCAAGGATTTTGGATCGCGCTGTCAATGCCACACGTCAACTCTTCCAACCACTTCCAAGGAGAACCAACATAACCACTGTCCAAATTAAGCTGCTGGATGATCGTCTTCACGGCAACATGCCCAGCTACGCGACGAAAGGATCGGCGGCGCTCGATCTGTGCGCCTGTCTCCCCGACACCATCGGCATCGGCCCGGGTGGCGTCGAGATGGTGCCTGCCGGATTCGCTCTCGACATGGGGCGGGATGACCTCTGCGCCATGATCCTGCCTCGCTCCGGGCTGGGAACCAAGCAAGGGCTGGTGCTCGCCCACGGCACGGGCCTCATCGATTCCGACTACCAAGGCCCCATCTTCATCCCCCTGTGGAATCGTTCCAACCAGACCCGCTTCATCGAGCCGATGGACCGCATCGCTCAGATGGTGTTCCTCCCCGTCGTGAAGGTGGACTTCGAGCAAGTGGAGGACTTCGCTGTCAAGTCGGCGCGTGGCGAGAACGGCTTCGGCAGTACGGGGGTCTGAAACATGAACGCAGAAACTTCCGCTTTCTTCGAGATGGTTGCTGCGGGCGCAGTCACTACCATGCTGGTCATTGTGGCTCTGGCAGTGACTGTGGTTGTGCTGACGGGCTGCGTGTTCGGACTGCGCCATGCGTTCAGGTGCCTGAGGGATGGCAAGTCGGTTCTGTGCTGAAGGAGGGGCCGTCTGGCCCTTTCTCGGAGGATTGCCAAGTAGAGGCATGAGAGTAGAAACAAGGAAGCTGTCATCGATTCTGTGAACTGTACCACAGATCGGCAGCCCTCCCGGGCTGGCTCAGAATTGGATTTTTCGGATTTGGGATTTCCTAGCGGAAGGGGCCAATTCCCCTAATATGAGCTTCGCTTCCCCTCCCCCACCTCGCCCCCGGGCGATCACCCGCCTGTTGCGCGAAAACAACAGACAGGTGTCTGATAGGGAGCGGCTATCAGAGACAGTGTCCAATAGGCGGAGCCTATGAGACGGCTGTCGGCTATCATGGACGGGTGTCCGTTAGCCTCAGGCTATCGACGGGCGTCTCGCGACGGACCTAGGGGATAACCCTATGATAAAGAACGACGGGCGCTAACGGCCCTACGGTCGTTTGACCGTATGGGAGCGGATTCTAGCGGGTATTCCGGGGCTGTCATCGGGACAAACCCGTAAGGGTGAACCCTTAGTGTCCGGGAGACGCGCAGGGTTGGATTATGCACCCGGGGGACGACCTCTCTTCCGATGCTGCGCCCCTATTATACCGCCGCCTCCGCTTCGCCCGTCAAGCAATACCCGACAAACCCGAAGGGCATTACATCGCGTTACTTGCAGTTTCTGCTCTGCCGTGTAAGAATTGTCCTACCATCAATTCCCCCTAGATTCTGACTTGTCACGCCCGCCCGTGTCGTGCATAGTGCAAACCTTCAAAACCGGGCATCCCGCCCACTATGAAGGCAGACCATGACGACATACCGCAAGACATCGCCCGCCCCCTCTTCCCTCGTGGCGGAGCCCTTCACAGACTATGCGGACGCCCGGACTCGTGCGGATGCGTTGGGCATCCCGTCCCGCCCCCTCCGCCGCATGACTCCGGAGGGCTTGCGATGGCTCGTCATCCGCCCGGGCATCCCGGCCCGTCCGTCCTTCGTTCGCGTGGCAGACTGGCACCCTTCGCCCCGCGTCCGTGCGGACATCCTCGGGGAAGTCATGGCCCGGATTCGTTTCGATATCGAAGCCCCGGAGCGTGACACGGACCGACAGCCCCGCGAAGTCATCCGCCCGCCTGTGAATGGCAACAGGCAACAGGAACGCCCCCGGGAGCCCTTCAAGCCCTCCCCCGGGCATGTTGACCGCATCGGGCGGACCTCCCGGCATCCTTCCATGCAACGGAGGGAGAGGGAGCGCGTGACGGCCTGAAGCCCCTACAAATCTAAGGGGCTTGCGTTACGCTCCCTCATCGCCTACACTCGCAGTCATGCGCTCCGGACGCCCTCCGGGAACCATCGGCAAGCCCGCCGATTCTCACGAATGAGAAACCGAAATGTCTTTCATGCAACCGCAAGTTTATCAAGGCGAATTCTTCCGCGTGAACACGTCGGCCGGTACGGAGACGGTCCCCGCTGACGTGCTGTCCCTCCGTGTCGGAGGCGTGGAGGCTTCGATTCTGGCGGACTATTTAGAAGGGACTCCGGACGACCCGCAAGAAATCATCCCCACGGAATCGGGATGGCTCGCGCGCATGTCCGCCCCGGGCTACCTCGATTGCACGGACTGGACCGCGCACAACACGGAAGCGGAAGCCCTCGCGTATCTGGCGGAAATGTACGGAGACGACACGGACGAGGAAGGGGGCGAATGATGGCCCGCGCCCCTCAATTCCTGAACGCCCCGGAAGATTGCGAATGGCTCCGGGATACGGCCCTCCGTTCGTTCCCGGACGCTCCGCCCTTTCAATCGTTCACCATCGAAGGGAACGAGGACGCCCCGGAACGCGTGACGCTGTACACCTCCGCCGATCCCCTGTATACGGACAAGCCCGCCGCAGAATACGTGCAAGACCCGGAAACGGGCGACCTGACGAGGGAATAACCCTCTAGCCCGTAAGGGCTTCCCCTGAAGGGTTGACAAAACCTAAAAGGGTCCGCACAATGGGAACCCTCAACTAACGGAGCCCGACAAATGCACGTCATCGTTTACAGCCCGGAAACCGGGGAAGAGTACCTTTCGCGGGAACTCGCCCCCGATGAAATCATGAATGAACGGACGTTTGCGGACGAAATCGCGGACGCCTACGGGGTGGAAATCGCGGACCCGGACGGATGGATTCCGAATTGTTCCGGGGATATCCGCGTCGAATTCCGCCCGGACCCCGCGAACCCGGTTCACATCTGGTCCGGTGAATCGTTCTACTTCAAGCGGGAAGACGAATAACCCCATGGATCAAAGGGGCTTGACAACAAAACATCAATGCCCTACAGTCTAGACATCGCAACACAAACCCACGGGTAGACAAATGACCATCGAACGCGCCACCATTCCCGAACAAGTCGCCGAATTTCTGACGGCTGCCGGGATCACGTATTCCGTTACCCTCGTCGGCCCGACGGTCCGCCCGGATGGCGGGAAGGGCTGGGAATGCGACGAATGGCGCCCCGTGTTCCGTCGAATCGGGACGTATGCGAAGCCCGCCCGCAAGGGTTGCCCGGACATCGCCCGCCCTTTCTTCACGGGTACGGGGCTTCGCAAGCCCGGAACGAAATTCACGCCCGCGAAGCCTCAAGCCCCGGACGCGGCATCCGTCCTGCATTCCCTCATTCTCGACGGGCAAGCGGTGGATATGTCTTTCCGTGACTGGTGCGACGAAATGGGGGATAACCCCGATTCCATTCGCGCGCTCGACACCTATCGGGAATGTTGCGACATCGGCGCGGAACTCCGGGCGTTTTTCACTGCGGAGGAACGGCAAGCCCTCGCGGACATGCTCGCGGACTATTGACCCGAGGACGTCCCTTTAGGGATTCCCGACAAGCCCGAAGGGGCTTTCGCTAGGGGCTTGCGTGGCCCCTGCCGATAGCTTAGAATTCCTTCACTGTCAACAAACCCGAACGGGTGAACCTATGAACCTCGACCTTTCCGACGACATCATCAACGTTTCCGACATCACGGAGCGTTTCGCGGAACTCCGCGACGAGCGGGCGGACCTCGAATCCGATATCACGGACGCGGCGGAAGCCCTCGAAAACGCGAAGCTCGCCCGGGATGACCTGACGGGCGAAGAGCCCGACGCGGAGACGGACGCCGCACAATCGGCAGTTACGGACGCGGAATCCGACGCGGAAGCGGCCCGGGAAGCTCTCGACGAATGGGAGGAAGAGAACCGCGAAGAATTCGACACCCTGTCGGGCATCGTGGACGAACTCCGAGGGGATGGCGGGGATCATCAATTCGAGGGCGATTGGTTCCCGGGCTACCTCATTCGCGAAACCCATTTCACGGACTACGCGCAGCAATTCGCGGAGGACATCGGCGCGATTCCCGGGGATGCCGCGTGGCCCTGTACCTGCATCGACTGGGAGGAAGCGGCCCGGGAACTCCGCCACGATTACAGCGAAACGGATATCAACGGGACCTCATACCTCTACCGCTAAGGGTTTCCCCTAGTAGCCCGGAACTACGGTTCCGGGCAGAATGCAAAGCATCCCGCAACACTTCAGGCAAACAAAATGCAAGCCTACGATTCCCGCAAAGTGACGCATGACGGACGCGAATTCGTCGCCCGGTTCTATTACGATGATTCCCACGATGCCCCGTGGGAACGGGAGGACGGACACGGACCCGTCACGGGCTGGGAACGCCGCGACAAGCGGCCCGGGGAATGGATCATCAACGAGGACCGGGGATCGCGTCGATTCTACGATGCGCAAGAGGCCCAGCGAATCGCGCTGCGCGATGGCTGGGGATGCCCTCCCGATGCCCCGTATGAACCGCCGTCCGCATACATGAGGGAAGCGGAAGCCCGGGCCATCGCCCAACAGACTGCATGGGGATTCACGGGCGGGGGCCGAATCAACCGCCGCGCGGCCCTCGCGTGTCGCGATCCCCTCGGGGAATGGCTGGGCATGACGCAAAGGGAGATTGCGGCCCGTGCTGTCCGGGCAGACTTCGCCCGCCTCCGTGACTGGTGTAACGATGGCTGGCATTACTGCGGAGTGTCCGTGTCCCTCGTGACTCCCCCGGAAGACCCGGACGAATTCGCGGAGGAACCCGAAGAGACTTTCGCCTATGCCCTGTGGGGTATCGAATCGGACGCGGGGGATTACTTCGCGGAAGTCATCGCGGAATTGTGCCGGGAGGCTTTGGCCGACGAAGCCCGCCGCACGTATCCCGTGCATTCTCTCGGGACGTGATACGATGACGGGACAACCCTACAGCATCAAACGCGATGGCTCTCTGTGGCGGGTCATCAATCGAGACGGCAACATCATGTTTTCAAGCCTCCGCCGTGCGAATTGCAGAGACTGGGCGGAACGCTTCTATAGGAACACGGAGGGGACCGTATAGAACAGCCCTCCACGCCTTCAAAACCTACCCGGGAAGGGTAGGACACTGCCAGACATCGCCGAATGCCCTACGGGGCTATAAATCAAACTGAAGACGCCGAAACGGAAAACCGTGCAACACTCGAAAACCTACGCAAAGACGAACAAGACCCGCAACACCCACGAAACCCGCGAAGCCCGACAGGCCCGCCACGAATCGGCAAGCAAACGCCGCCCGTGGACCCGAACGGACAAGCGATCCGCGATGCTTTAAGCGGAAAGCCCCTGCAATCTGTGGGGGCTTTGCTGTTTCCGCTTGACATGCTCCGAAAGCCCGCCACAATGGGAACCATTCCACCCACGGCCCGGAGCCCTCGCAATGAACTACATTACCCGTCTCCAGCAAGAAAACGCCGACAAGCAAAACGTGATTCGCGCGGCCCGAATCGAAATCGAAGAATTCCGTTTGCATCTCTTGTCCGCGAAGTTTCAAGGGCTCGACGTTGACGGGACGCGGAAAGACTGGATCGCTACGGGCGATGTCCTCCGCCGTCTCGAAAGCATCATGCAAGCTTTGCCGCTCGAATGACCCTAAAGCCCGGAGGGGCTTTACAAAACGTCAAAGGGTCTGTTATAGTTGACTCATCAACACGGAGCCCGACACCATGACGCAAGCCCTCGCAATCGGTCAATCTCTCACTTTCACCAATACGGACGGCCATCCCGTCACGGGGACCATTGTCGGGCGTGACTGGTCGTTTTCGACCCTCATCGCCTACACTGTGGAAATCCACAACGGGATGAGGTATCACGTCAACGCGTCCACCCTTCAATCGGGGCATTCTTTCTAGGGTTCGCCCTAGTGGCCCGGGGCAACGTCCCGGGCAGAATGCAAAGCATACCCCCGGAGAAAACACAATGTCCGCCGTCCTGCTCGAATCTGTCGCCCGTATCTACATCCGCCGTCGTCACAATCCGGAAGCCCGGGCGATGGCCCGCGAAACGCTCCGCGCCATCCGTGCGGCCCGTTCTCATTCCTGAGAATCCTGCCATGACTGCAACCCTTCACACTCTGCCCGTGCGGTCCGAATACGCCGCGAACGAGGCGCTAGCCCTCGTGTCTCTGTCCCTGTGGGACGTTCACCAGCGAACCCACGGACACCCCGCATTGATGCCCTCAACGTGCAACAGGAAGCCCGCCACCATGCCGAAACGCTCCGCCCTTCAATGGCTCCGCCTGCCCGTCATTCTGACGCGTGGCGATGTCCTCGCAATCGTGACAGCCTCCGCCGCAATCGGGGCCTTTCTCGCCCTCGTGCTGTAAAGCCCCTCCGGAATGCTCGGGAATTGACAGCCCGGGCGTTCACGTTGCATAATGATCCCATACCGCAACGAACCCGACAGGTAACGAAATGGCCCGTAAGCAAACCCTCCGCGCCCGTATCCGTGCAACGGTCCGCCGTGCGGATCACGCCCTCCGCGTCCGCTTCGCCCCGTATGTCGCGCTCGACGATTACGGCACGTTTCAAATGTGCTATACGGCCCGCGAAGCGATGGAATGGCTCCCCTGTCTGGCCCCGTGTTCCGGGCGTATCCTCTTCGGGGCTCGCACCATCGCCCGCCGCGTTCAAGCCTGAAAGACCCTCCGTCCCGTAGGGGTTTCCGTAAACGGTTGACAAAACCTAAACGGTCCCCTACAGTAGAGGCATCGAAACGCAAACGGACCTCCGATCATGACTTATCAAGTAACCGCCCTGTACGCCAATTCCGAAGAATGCGGATATGGGGAAGGCGATTCTTACGAATACGCCGCGCAGGAATGCGCCGATAGCGTCCCGGACATTTACCCCGCGTCCGATGTTGTCATGGTCTGCACTCGCAACGTGAACGGCTGCCCCGTTACCGTCCGGACCCCGCTTGACCTCTTCCGCCAATTCTGCCACGCCTGAAAGCCCGATCATGGATAACCTTTCGCAAGCCCTCGCGGACATCACCCGCCCCTCTTCCCTCGTGGTCGTCCCGTTCTCCGGGTTCTATAACTCGTGGCACGATGACGCCCTAGACAGGGCTCTCGAAATGATGTTTTCGGACCGTGACACGGGCTGTCACGTGAACGAGGAATTGCAGGGACGGGCGTTCGATTGCATCGAATGGCAAGCGGTACACGTGGCCTATTCCGTCCGCTACTGCGAAGCTTTCGCGGAAGAATTCGGGGTTCGCCTGAAATGGGAAAGCCTGTCCTCCCCTCGGGAGTACAATTTTTCAACGGACCGCATTTTCGCGGAATGGGATAACGAGGACATCGCCCGCGTTTTCAAAGAGACGCCCCGCGAAATTCTCGACACCATCGCCGAGGAAATGTTTACGTCCCGTTCCGGGTTCGCATCGTTCTATTCCCCGGACGTGGCGGAATGGGGCGACCTGAGCGAATGGGACCATAACCAACGCTTCGCCCTGCTCCGTGCCCATGTGCGCCATGTGAAGGGGAAAGACCTCGATTCCTACGGAGAATTGGACCTCATGGAATCGGACATGGGAAACGGGTTCGCGGATGACGTGCTTTTCTCGACAGCCTCCGGGGAGGCTAACGCGATGCTCGTCCGTCTCTGCAACGTCTGGTATTATCTGGACGACACCCGGAAGAATCGATAGCCCTACAGGGCAACCCCTACACGTGAAAGGGGCTTGACACTAAGCCCCGATTCTCTGCTACACTATGGACACACTACAGGAACAGACATGAAAATCCGGGCACATCAGAAACTTCGTATCATCTTCGGGCAGGGTTCCGGGGCTGTCGTCCTGAACGGGATTACCTATCGGCAAGCCCTCGAAATGCTGCAAGGCGTCCCCATGCTGGCATTTATCGACGTGGCGCACGACCTGAACGCCGATCCTGTCGCTATCGGGCTTGCCACTGTCCGGCATGGGATTAACGTACAGGTTGACATCCTGTAAGGAAACCTGTAAGGGTTTGCCCTAGTAGCAGAGACAGGAAAATCTCTGCTATAGTCTAGACATCGAAACACAAGGGATTTTCTGATGCTCCGCCCTGAAACCATCATCCCGGGCCTCGAATGCCCGAATCTGGACGACCTGACGGACGCGGAACTCGACGATGCGTGCGATGCATTCGATGCCCTGCAACGGCTCGCGCATATCGTCCGAATGGCCCGCCGTCAACGTCTCGCGGGGCAGATTCCCTCCGCCATCCGCACGGAGGAAGCGGCGGACTACCATTACAGCAGACTTCCGCAAGCCCTCCGCTACTGACAGAATCCACCCGAAAGCCTCTAACACAATGGGGGCTTTGGGGCGAATTCCCGCCGCATCCCTAACCGGAGTCATACGCTATGAACGCATCCCAACGCCGCATCGCCCGCCGTTCCGTCCTGTCCGTGCATCCCCTCGGGTCCGCCGTCATGATGCCCACGGGCAAGCCCGCCACTGTCATCGGCACGAACGGGCACGGCTCCGCCCTCATGGTCCGCCGTGCGGACAATCGTCGCGTCTCCCTGAAGCTCCGCGACATCAGCGGACCGCACGCGATCGGCAACACGGCCCGGGCCAGCTAGAGCCCGAAGGCCCTTCGGGGCCTAGTCCTAAGCCCCTACGCTTGACAGGGATTTAGGACTAGGCTACAGTAGAACCATCGTAAACAAAACCTTAACGGGGTTTCAAATGGCAACCTTCACCAAAGACGACATCCGCCGCATGTTCCGCGAAGAATCGCCCGCTGACATCCTGTCGCATATGACGATGAACGAGGGTATCGAATACCCGGACGCGTGCGAAATGATCCGGACGGCCCTCCGTCTCGACGCGGAAGCGATGGAAGAAATGCGCGACAGCTACGACAATCGCTGCTGAAACGTCAACCCGGAGAAACCCTAATGAACTCCCTTTTCCTCGTCGTCCTGTACAGCCCCCGGAGCAATACGAAACTTCGGGTTTTCCTGACGGCAGAAAACGAGGGTGACGCGAAACGCCGCGCCATCGATGAATGGGGCGGACGGGAGGACCGGGCCGATATGGTCGAATTCCTCTGCCACACTCCCGACACGGTCAACAAAGGAATCTAACAATGATTCAAGTCAACCCGTCCCCGGGCCTCCCCCGGAAATGGCATGTGACGCTCGACGGCCGGGCCGTGGGAGTCATCAAAGAGACGAAACAGGGCACGGGGAAGGGCTACACCTATCATCCCCGGGGCTCTCGCCTGACAGGCTTGACGTTTCCCAGTCTCGCGGAATGCGTGGCAAGCCTGAAGGGTTGAAAGACCCTACGGCCCGAAAGGGCTTCCCTAAAGGGCTTGCAGGTCTGACGCTCCCCCCGGGTACAATCCGGGCACAGCGTCGGGAACCGGCTCCGGGGGCATAATCCAACCCTGCCCGTTTCTCTTTGACTAAGCGTTTGCCCTAGTGACATCCCGGAAAATCTCAGGCATGAGAACGCCCGAAGAACATAAAGACCCTGCAAACCGAAGGGGCTTGCATACAAAACGTCAAAGGGTGTATGATGCACTCATGCGCTAGGGAATCAGCCCGACGCAAACAACCCGGAAACACATCATGACGCAATCCACCGAAGCCCTCCGCGCCGAATTCCTCGAAACCCTGACGGCCCAGCGCGACGAACTCCGCGCCCGTCTCGACCGTCTGCAAAACGTCATTCACGGGGATTTCGTCGTCCAAATCGGCGGAGTCGGCTGCTACCTCCACGCCCGGGAATCGGGCTATGGCGGCGGTTTCGGCATCCTCGGGGCTGTCTCTTGGGGCAAGGCAACCGCCGAATACTACGCCCGGGAAAGCACAAAACAGGGCGTCGAATCGACGGCTGTCCACTTCACGCAAGCGGTGACGGACTGTCTCGCACAGTGCGAAAAGACCATCGCTCACCTGAGCAAGTAAGGGTTTCCCCGGGGTTGCACGTCAACCCTTTGACGTTTCATAATGGAAGCACGGGAGGCAATCGGGCCTCCCGTCAACCAAGAAAGCGTTAGAATGACTCTTGCAGAATTCCTCCGCCGTGCCCATGCTGTCGGGTGCGATCTTCACGTTTCCGGGGCTCTCTACTTTCTGAGCCGGAACGGGATCACTGTCCGGATCGACACCCGCGACAGCACGGAAGCCCCGCACTACGCAATAGCGCACATCAAGAAAGGGCATGATATCAGCTATCAGCCCGCGACACCCTCCGCCGCGTCCCGGGCTCTCAAATTGCCCCGACGCTGACGCCTGACACAAACGGAAGCCCGCCTAGTGCGGGCTTTTTCACGTCTGCTCTACGTTAGCGGGCGCTATTGTCGTCATTCCCGCCTTTAGGCGTTCCCTAGGCGGACAATCTGTCGGACACGTCCGAATTGTGCCCATGCGGAAAGTCTACCGGAGTAGAGGCATCCGGGAACGCGTCAGGAAGGGCTACAGCGCGATAAAACGAGGGTAGGAATGCGGACGTAGCAGGAAGGGCGAAAACGGCCAAAAAGGGCCTTAAACGGGCTGGAATCGGGCTGTGGATAAGTGGGCAAGTTATCCACAGGCTAGCCCGAAGTTATCCACAGGGATAGAGGCGGGACAGGGGAGGGGAGCGGGTGTTTAGCCAATTGGTGTAATATACACTCCCACTGCACATAAATTCGCGCAGGATCGCCCGGACGGCCCCGCACAGCACGGGAACCGCCCTTTCTACGGGTAAACCCTAACGACACCCGTCCTGTTCACACTGTGATGCCCAGTTTCGCAATCCGGGAAAGCATGTTGCAGACTCCGGAAGCGTACCACTGTCCACCCCTAGGCGTGGCAACCTGTAGGGCGTTCATTTGATCCGCAATCTGTGACAACGTCAACCCGCCCCGCTTGAGGGCTAGCAGGGTCGGTGCCACGTGCCGGGCGCACGCGTCCGCGTTTGCCTTCACTGCAACGGCACTAGCGGCCCGGGCTCGATCCCCTGCCGTGGGGTCTTTGTGGGCGTGCATCCCGAGGGCCTTCCCTGCCGCTTTCTTTGCTGCAAGGGCTACCCTAGTCCGCTCCCCGATCATCCGCCTTTCTTGTTCCGCGATGGTAGCCTTAACGTGCAACGTGAGGCGGTCCGCTGTAAGCCCGTCCTCCACAGTGACAAGGGGAACCCTGTTCATAAGGCCCGCGATGACCTCTACGTCACGCGACAAGCGGTCAAGCTTGGATACCAGCAAGGCAGAGCCTTTATTGCGCCTGACGGCCTCTAAGGCTGCTGCAAGGCCCGGCCTGACATCGGGCGGAAGCTTTCCCGATGCGATGTCCTCGAATGACCCGAGGACGGTATGCCCGACAGTGAAGGCCCGCATAGCCTCCGCTTGAGCATCAAGGCCCGCCCTGCTGTCTCCCTGTTCCTTTGTGCTGACCCGTCGATAGAGGACAAACGTCCGCATAGTGCTACCTCCAATGATGATGGATGCCTCATCATACCGGAGCCCTTACGGATCGTCAACGGTCAGAGACGAAACGTAATCGCGTGGCCTAGGCGCAACGGATTGAATGTCCTTGTTGACAGCATGGGCAGGACTGGGGTACAATGGACGAACGGCCCGTGCTGTCATATTTCAGGATCGTAGGCGAAGGATGGAGGCGGCGCGGCCATGCGTTAAGCCACGCTCTCGATAAATCCTATATTTACACTTGTCCTGTCCCACGCTCTCGATAAATGTAGGTTTCCGCTTTCCGCCCTGTTCTGGTGCATGTCAGCCACAGCACTCGTTGTGCAGCCTTTACGCGTGCAATGTCAGTCCGAGCGGACACGCCTAGCATTTATGACGGCTGCTGCGCATTTATCACTGAGGCGTGCCACCTCCAGAAATTTTTCAGAATTTTTCGGTAGACACGCATCTATTAGGGTTTCCCCTATAGACAAAACCACGTTTTCGCGTTATAATCAAAGCACTTGTGCGGCGAAGGTGCTATAGGGATTAGACAGTAGGAGTCCTCCTTCAATATTGATCTTCTATGTCCCTTCGGGACACAGAGTCTCTACGTAGAGACAGTCTCATGGAGACATCCTCATTGAGTATTCTTATTGAGAGGGGGACGACTTGAGGGAGAGGGACACCTTGTGTACTAGGAAGTCCTGATGTAGAAGTTCTGATGTAGGAAAGCCTCCTAGGCAGATGTCCTATGTGGATGTCTGTCTAGGAGGCTTCTTGTCTTAATGATCGAGATGAGGGACGGAGTAGTGAGGATCGGAGGTTAGCCACCAATCGAACAGGAAGAAGACGACTACCAGTCCCAGCACCCAGTCAGCACTGAGAGTCATGGGAGTCAAGGTAGGCTCTCGTCCACCCTTCGTTCCAGTCAGCCCATGCACAGGTGAACAAGGGGTAGGGGTTGGTTCCGTTCCCTGTCTTGGAGTCCTCGTTGACGTAGGCTTGGTAGCCTTGTTCGTATGCGTCAGTGCCGTAGGTCATCCTTGCTTCTCCTTGAAGAAGCGTCCTCGGAGTCCGCACTTGGATGAGAAGACGGAGATGAACCGAGGGGCACGTTCGGTGGAACAGTCGAGGTGTCCGATGGTGTGCGTCCGTCCAGTCACAGGGTCCGGATTGGATTGACGGATGTCTCGTGCGCAGTGCTCGTAGCCATACAACTCACGTTCGGTGGAGTAGTGGGCACAGTTCTTGCAGATGGGATATGTCATCAGTCCTCCCAGTCCGGGTCGTCTTCGTCACAGGCTCGTGCAGCGAACCAGCCCTCGTCCCAGTCAGCTTCCTCGGTGGAGCCGATGGGGTAGGGATTCTGGTCATGCCAGAAGCCGTCCCAGTAGGCGTCTTTGCCTTCTTGGTATGCAGACATGCGTCTCCTTAGTCGTCAGAACAGAGAATGAGCATCACCAGCAAGTCACCGATGAACTCGAAGATGGCTGGGATGTACCAGCCCGCCCACACGATCAGGAGGGCGAGGACGATCCAGCCTACCATTGCAGACGCTTCTCACGACAGCGGTTGATGGCACCTGCCTTGGTGGTGTGGTAGGTCCACACGTCGTCATCCTCGTACTTCGCCATCCAGCGTTCGATGTTGCTGTTGTACTTGAAGATGATCGGACGTTCAGCCCGGTAGGAAGTCTCGAAGAGGTAGACGACCAGCATCAGGAGGGCAAACCAGAAGATCATACCAGTCGTTCCTCTGAGAAGACCCCGAAGAGCCAGATGTGCTCGATGCTGTGGACTCCGTAGTCGCCATGAGGCACCCAGCGAGCGATCCGCTCGAATTCTTCCTCCGTGAAGAGGCCCGCATACACGGTTTCCGGATCGTCACCTTCTTCACGGTACTCCCAGCGGGTGTCCCACTGGTGGCGCTTGCCCTTCACGTTGTCTGCCCAGCGGCGGATCAGCGGGAGGTCTTCCATCTCGATGAAGGAAGTGGCCGTCAGGTAGTCGGCGTCGTTGCTGTCTGCCTTCACCACCAGCATGTAGCGGGGAGGGAGGGCATTGCAGACGATTTCCTTCTTCGAGGACTGGACGGCTGTCCAATCAAATTGAGGTGCAGCCGTCAGGAGAGGTGCAGGGCCGAAGGTGATCTTGCCTACGGATGTCGGGTCGTAGTATCCCGAGATGTCAAGGATGCCGCTCATCGTTCCTGTCCTACCCACTCGTTTTTCGGGCTCTTCGGACCCAGTTCGATCCGGACCTTCGTCAGAGTTGCACCCATCGGCTCACCTCGCATGTCATGTTGTTGTGACACATCCCAGTGGACCTTCTTGACGGTGTAGCCCGGACTGTTGGCCTCCACGTACTCGCGGACCATCTTTTCCAGCGCGTCACGTCCGAGTTCGGCTGTGATGTTGATGTTCAGGTTGCCGAGGATGCTCATTCGGGCGTCCCTTCCGGCTCGCAGAAGAGGACGACTTCGCCTTCCTCGGTGATGCCGAAGGCGTTGACGGAAGGGTAGGCGTAAATGTCGCCCACAGTGACTTCCAGCACCACTTCCAGATCATCCGGGAGGACTCGAAGAGCTTCCCGCAGTTGTTTGACGTTCATGTTTCTCCTTGTTCGATTGCGATGCAGAGCCAATAGGTTGTGCTACGCTCTCCAACTTTCCGTTGCCCGGTGGTCGGGTCGTACTCGTCGAAGATGTCCCACGTTGTATTGGCTCCGAGGATGGGGTAGTCTGTGCCTTCCAGCCCCCACTCCGTCTCCATTTCACCACGCCCGCTGAAGCCCATGTAACCTCCCTCGGGGTTGCTGAAGGACGAAAAGACCCGAAGACGGGTCATGTGTTCGTTGCGGATGGCGTCGAAGACAGCCCGGGAAGTGGGCCAGCGTGTCCACTCCTTGCTCATGGCCGTCCGATCTGGTGAACTTCCTCCACGAAACGCAGCATCCGTGCGAACTGAGCGAACGTCAGGCCGTGGGTGATGTTTTTCGGAGCGTTGTGCCAGAGTCGAAGGACTTGTGCTCCCGTCAGAGGTTGAGGTGTCACGCGATGTACTCCTTGGGCAGCTTCCCTCCGTCTTCTCCCGGCAGCCAGTACCTCCACTGGATGTCCTTGTGCAGAGACTTCCGGGAAGCCCACTCCGCAGCGGCTTCCGGCGTCATCCAGCGATGAGCACAGAAGCTCCACTGCTCGCCGTCCCACCAGCGGTAGACGCGGAAAGCTGTGGCTTCGATGGAAGCGGGCCACCAGCCCACAAAGGGAGGCTTCCCCTTGCGGTACATGGCCTCCGTGATGACTTCAGGCATCGACGGTGTTGTCCGCCTCGATCTGCTCGGCGATCATGTCGTCGATTTCCTTGGCGGAGGGCAGACCTGCGAAGTCGCGTGCCTTGGCTTCGGCGATGGAGTAGAGCATGTTGAACAGCACCCCTTCCATCGTCGGCACGCCCGCTTCCGAACGGGCTTCCGCCAGCTTGTGCAGGTCGTGCGCCTTCAGCAGACCCACCAGCAGACCTTCGACTTCACGCGTGCGTTCCGCGAGGAAATCGATGAGCATGTCACGGAAGCCGAGTTCCGCCGCGATGGCGTACTTCGAGTGGAGGTCTTCGGCCGTCATGGCTTCCATGTGGCGCGTGAAGTAGCCGTCCTTGGCATCCATCTGGAGGGTGTCACGCTGGGCGTAGTTGGTGGTCGAGCCGAACAGCGGGTGGACGGAGAGGGTGTCCTGAGAATCGGTACGCATGGGTGGAAAGTCCTTTCTTGATTGCGCGAGAGTGCATGTCACGGCTGCCCGTGCTTTTGCCATCCCACAGTAGTAGGAGAGCGTCGGCGAAGTCCGCCATCCGCTGATTTCTGTCGTGTCCAGCACGGGCATTGTACATCACGCCGTCGCTTCGGACCTTCACCACGGCTCCGGGAGCCTTGATGTCGTCCCAGTCGGCTGGGAACGGATGCCATTGTAACCCATTCTTCTTGGCGAAGTCAAGGCCCAACGCATCCGCTCCTTTTGCCATTCCGCAGACAACTTCGATGGACTTCTTGTGTGCCTTCCAGATGCCAGAGTCAACAAGAGCCCATCTCAGGCATTCGTAGTCGGTGATTGAACGACTGCCTGCGACGATGAGCTTCACGGGTTGCAGGGAACCCCGCCGCCGTTCGCACCGATGACTTGGTGCAGTGTGCCGTCGTATTGCTGGACGTACTTGTAGCCCGCTTGGCAGACGGAACCGTCGCCCACAGGGGTTGGGTGGTGCCCGAATATTGCGGGGACGACGACAGCGAGGATGATGCCGACGATTACCACGCAGATCATCAGTTCGATGAGCGTGAAGCCTTGTGTCCGAAATTTGTACACGTTTTCCTCCTTCAGTCGAACATATCGCTGATGACTTCAGCGACGACGATGGCTTCCACCACGTCGAGAAGGGACGGGCCGTCATCGTAGACGACAGTCTCTTCCACGATCACGTCCGTGCTTCTACGAGCGGGGGCCGAAGTCGTCCGTTTCGCGTTGGGGGAGCCCTGTGGGGCGTACCCGGGGATTCTTCGAGTAATCTTGGGGGATGGGGTGCCGATGATGGGCCTCCTTGTATTCGGTTTCGTGGTTGATGAGAGCCCATGAGAAGGCAACAGCCATCAGGGCGGGAAGGATGAAGTAGCGGAGCTTCATTGGCTGGCCTCATTCCAGCCTTTACGCCAGAGGGCTGCAACTTGGCTCCAACTACGGTGAGGACATGCCGTGATTGGCAAGCCCATCTGGAACGCAATTCTTCCTCTGTGCCAAGGGGAATAGCCGGAATACCCCATCAGTTCCCCTTCACGCAGAGCACGGCCTTGAGGGTGTGGACCACCTCCACCAAGTCCTTCTGGAGTTCCATGACGACATCGAGGCGCTTGTAGGCACCCGGAATCTCGTCCAGCACATCCACGTCCTTGCGGCATTCGACGCCTTCGGTCTGTGCCACGAGGTCCGTCAGCGAGAAGCGCCGCTTGGCTTCCGCACGGGACATGGCCCGGCCAGCGCCATGCGAGCACGAACAGTAGGAGTCCGGGTTGCCCTTGCCACGCACGATGTAGCTCTTCTGACCCATCGAGCCCGGGATGATGCCCAGTTGGTCCTTGCGGGCTTGGATCGCGCCCTTGCGCGTGACCCACACGTTCTGACCGAAGTGGTTCTCGCGGGAGATGTAGTTGTGGTGGCAGTTCACGGCCTCGCTGGTCAGGACGAACTCCTTGCAGATGTGCTTCCGCAGAGCGGCGATGACGACATCCATCATCACGGCACGGTTCGCCAGTGCGTAGTCCTGCGCCCACGTCACTGCTTCCGTGTAGTCCTTGAAGTCCTCCGTGCCATCCGGGATGTAGGCCAAGTCCTTGTCGGGCAGGTTGATGAAGTATTGCTCCATCGTCTTCTTGGCCTTCTCGATGTAGTGCGAGCCGATCAGGTTGCCGATGCCACGGGAGCCCGAATGCAGCATGACCCACACGTCGTCGTTCTCGTCCGTGCAGATTTCGATGAAGTGGTTGCCCGAGCCGAGGGAGCCGAGTTGCGGACCAGCCTTCTGCACGAAAGCGGAATGACCTCCCATCACCTCGTAAATGACTTGCTGAGGGGCGCGCGTGTAGAGGTCGCCGAACTCTTGCGAGCGCAGCGAAGTCTCTTGATCGAAGTCCCGGTTGCCGCCCTTGCCCAGCGGGACAGCCGCCTCGATGGCGTCACGGATGGCCTTCAGGCTCTCGGGGAGGTCGCTCGCCTTCATCGACGTGCGGACAGCGTTCATGCCACAGCCGAGGTCCACGCCGACAGCCGAAGGGATGATCGCGCCGATGGTCGGGACCACGGAACCGACGGTTGCACCCTTGCCCAAGTGGGCATCCGGCATGAGGGCGATGCCTTGCGGCGCGATGAAGGGCAGGCGGGCGAGGTTCTTGGTCTGCTGGAGAGCGGCGTCTTCCACGTCGATGACTTTCTCGATGGCTTGGTCCGCAGTCCCCGGCTCGAAGCCATACGTCGGAACTTCTTTCGTGCCCAGCCATGCCTTGATGGGACGGGAACCTTCTTCGCGGGTGATGATGGGCATGTGTTTCCTTTATTTGAACGTGTATACGGGGATGTTGCGAACGTTGAGGCAAGTGGCTGTGCGAGGTTGAAGCGAAGTTCCCGACCTTCCTGCGCTATCGTGCTCCACGATAGCCACGAGTCGAACGGGCTGCCCGTCCCTCTTCAAGTCATCGATCATACCCTCAACCGTGCTTCCAGTGCAAATGAAATCGTCGAGAACGATGCCACGACGGTACAGGTGATGGTCGTTTCCTTCGATGAAGCAACCGTGGGAGGCTTCGCCACGCTTGCGCATCAGGAGCACAGGCACGTCCATGTACATCTGGAGAGCACCAGCGATGAAGGTTCCGCTCGTTCCCCGCACAGCGATGAAGTCCGCCTGCAACTCCGCCATGACGGCTGGGAGACTGCAAGCCAGTGCTTCAGCACGCTTGCGCAGTTCTTTGCGGCTGAACTTCCAATCTCCGTATCCGTTGGAATTGAAACGACCACCTTCATCGTAACGGGGCATGGGCGAAGCCTCCTTTGAAATTTCTGAAGCCGCCATCTTATGCGGCTCTTAGTCCCACGTCAAGAGGTCATTCGACCAAAAGCCACAGGTATTTCGTCATCCCGTGCGTCTCTGACTCGATGATGGCGGAGATGACATCCCAGTCACCTCCCCCGAGGCCAGCCCCGATCATCGGGAAGTGAAGATCGCTGCACCCCACGTTCAGACCGAAATCTCGTACTGCCCGGAAGCAGCGAGCCACGGCTTCGTAGTTCACATACCTCTTTCCGTCCCTGCCGAAGTCGGTTTGAGTGATCGCATTGACAAGCCATTTGCCGGGGTCCACCTCCACGGTTGTAATCGTGCCGAGCCGTGTTGCACACATCTCGTAGGCTTCCCTGTAGACACGGAAAGCTTCAGGGTATTGCGCTTTGACAGCTTTCGCCATGCCAGAGCCCATCACACCTTTGGCGTTGCAACCGTGGACGATGATGCCAGTCTCAACATCCAGCGCATCGCCATAGCTACGAATGATCGTCACTTGGCGTCCTCGTTGAAGTCGAATGAGACGCCCTCGTCATCGAAGACCTTCTCGCCGTCGATCTTGACGGCAACCCACGGGGAAGAACAGCAGCCGCACGCACCGATCTGTAGCTCGATGCCGCGCTTCTTCAGTTCAGCTTCCAGTTCGTCTTGGGTCATTTGCCCTCCTTCTTCAGCAGGTAGCTGTTGCTGATGGCTTTGAACGAGAACGGCGTCTTGTTGCTCTTGAAGACGATGCCCTCACGCTTCACGCCCGGGTTCTTGCCGGGGCCTTCAGCGAGGTCGAGGATTGCGTCCACGAGGTCACGCGGGGTCTCTTCCGGGTTGCCGGACAGCAGAGAACACAGCGAGAACGTGTCGTGCAGAACCGGAACGTAGTTCCAGCCCAGCGCATCCACCACCTCGCGTGCCTCTTCCGGCAGCAGGTAGCGTTGATCGTCGATGTCGAACACGTCGAACACGTGGTACTCGAAGCCCTTCACTTGCTCGTAGTTGCCTTGGATGGACGGGGCCAGCAGTTCACCTTGCACGGCGATGTTGCGGGCATAGTTCTCCAGTGCCTCGAACATCTGATGCTCGCGAGCGAACTTCGAGAAGTGGTTGTCCTCGTCGATGCCGAGTTGGATGTTCCGGCTGCACACGCCCGTGAAGTAGTTCGGGGCGGAAGTGAAGCCGAGGGCACGGCCGATCTTGTACCAGAAGCGGCCCCAGCCAGACATCTTGCGCAGCTTGCGGGCTTCCTCGTCCTTCGCCACGTGTGCGAAATGCGGCGAGGTGGCATCGACGTGGTAGACGGTCATCGAAGAGCCGTCCAGCTTGATCGTCACCTCGAACGTCTCGTCCAGATGCTCGGGAATCACGTGCATGTAGTTCTGCACGCGCTCTTGGTCCGTCTTCTGGATGAACGAGGGGAACGGCTTGCTGCCAGCGGACTTGTTCGGGCCATTGGATTGCGTCTCTTCAGCGGGCTCCCACTTCTCGATGCCCAGCAGTTCCGTCACGTCGTCGCCTTCACCCAGCGCACGAGCGAACAGCGTATCACCGAATGCAGTCACGGGCATCAGCAGGCCCTGCGACAGTTGCTTGCGCAGCTTGATCGACTTCAGGCGCATACCACGCTTGGTGCCCCAGTTGACGAATCGGGGTTGGAAGATCGGCGTGTCGAAAGCCGGGTTGCTCGAATCCAGCCACGAGTCAATCTCGAAGTAGACCGCGAGGTCGCCCACCTTGAACTCGTCCTTGCCGACGACGACGGACCAGCCCAGCACGTCCGCACGGACGATGTTGTCTGCGCCGGGGATCGGCTGGATGTTGGTGATGCGTTGAATGGATGCGAGCTTACGCACGGGTTGGTTCTCCTTGTTCGTTGGCAGCTTGAGTGCCATGTTTGGTGTCGAGGTGGGGCACGAAGTAGAACGGATTCTCATTCGTGAGAATCATTCCGAATGCCATCCACGGAAAGCCCATGCGGGCCAGCAGGTATGCGAGAGCGAAGGGGTTCATTCGGGGCGCAGCACGTCGAAGACGCGATCCAGTTCTTTCACTTGCTTGGCAGCGAAGCCCGCTACGCCTTCGTAGAACGTGCCCGTGGCAACTTGCACACGGTCGCCTGCTGCCATGTCTTCCACCACATCCCCGGGTTGGACGATTTCGGTGTCCTTGAGGGGGCGAAGCTTGGTCGGACGTGTCTTCAGCATGGTCATCTGACTCATGCCGCCACCTCGCACGCCTCCGTAGAGGAAGAGAACGTTGCTCAGGTGGTCGTGATCGCGAAGGGTCATGTCACTCCTTTCAGGTGGTCAGTGCGTCCATGCACCGTTCGTAGAGGCTTGTGGGCAGCGAGCGGCACTCGTTTTGCGTGTGCAGTTCGATTGCGCCACCTCCGAAGGTGCGGAAGGTGATGGCGAACACGTCATTGGTCCGCATGTCAAAGTGCGGGTCGATGTACTTGACGATCAAACCCTTGCCGCAGAAGCGGGTGGGGCTGTGGAACTTGGCGATGTACGAAACGAGGTCAGCGAACTCGTTGAACGTCATGGGTGCGCTCATTCTTCTCCTTGGGGGTTCGGTTGTCAAGCATGAAGTGGTCGCAATCACCATTGGTCTTCACGGGACTGTTGGCAAAATACGACTGACGCCACGGGTTCGGCTCCGCTGTGAAGCGGTAGCAAGTGGTTGCACGTGGGCAGGCAATGCCCGAGCACATGGAAATATCAGGCATCCAACTTCTCCTTCAAAAGTTCAACGAAGTATTTTCCGTCGATGTATGTGATGTGGTCTTCGTCGAAGTCTCCCTTGCTCGCATAGTAGCAATTGCTGGGCACGAGCACCTTGATTTCTCGTGTGGCAGTTTCCGCTGCCCACAGCACGTCCTCAAACGTCAACATACTTCGTGACGTGGTAGTGCAGACGAGTACCGAGAAACTTGCGAGTGCTCCAACCGCCTTCGGTGAACACGCTTTTCTTCGAGTCACGGCTGCCGAGATAGGACGACACAAGCCAGCCCTCTTCCTGCGCGTTCTCTCGGAGCCACTTTTCGTAGTCTTCCGTTTTCCCGAACTCGGGGACAGCTTCAGGCGGACAGAGGATGCTCCGCCGTTCCGTCACGCGGGTCTTCCCTACGTACTGGAGGCCACGAAGCTCCCCAGCCACGACAGCAGATCGGCCCGACCCAACGATCTTGCCGAAGTCCTCGAACGAAATCTGGAGGTCAACGAACTGGATGCCCGAGACGGGGTCCGTCAGTTCGAGAGAAATGTAGCCATCGCCTTGTGTTGTCGAGACATTGCCGGTGCGAATTTCGACGGCTACTTGGCCTTTGCCAAGGGTTGGTTGTTGCATGAGTCTCCTTCAGAACTTGATCTTGAACTGTGCCGAGTACATCCACGTGGAGCCGGGATGGTTCTTCAGCGGAGACGGCGGGAGCACGATGAGGTTGACACCGTACTTCTCGCCTTCGTATTTCACCACGCCCGTCGCAACGGGGCCGAAGTGGTAGTTGTACTCCGGGTAACCCGACACGATGCCCAGTACGCCGCCCGCCTTCAGGCCGAACACGTGGATCGGGGTGTAGGTGGCAGCAGCCAGCACAGCCGTGCGCTTGTAGCTGTTCTCGTACACCATCGCCCCGTAGGCGACATCCGAGGCAGCCGGGGCGTACTCGACGCCGATGCCCGGGTTCTGCTGGTTGTAGTTGGCGTTGTGGTTGCTGTGGTAGGACGTGACCATCGTGTCCAGCCACAGGTCCGCCGCCTTGCACGAGGCGGGCAGCAGCACCAGCATCATCAGGATCACGACCCAAATCGCGCCCGCGTTCGTTCTTTCGTTCGTCTTCGACATGACTCGCTCCCTTCATACAGGCAAAGAAAAAGCCCCTGCGCCGAAGCACAGGGGCCAGCACGAAGCGTACTTTACGCCTCGTCTTCTTCAGTGTCAAGCACTCCCTCGAAATTTTCAGGGATTTCGATGCCGAAGTACGCAGCACGAGCCTTCCAACGTTCGATGAACGCAGGAGCGTCGAGCCAGAAGTCCTTCCCGTCGATCATCTCTTCGATTTCATCTTCGGTCAGGAAGCCACGGTAGGTGCGCCGCATGTCGTCTTCGAGGAAGTCGGTGTAGAACTTCCCAGCAGACTTCCAGTCGGAATATTTGCCGCCGTGCCCGATGGAGCCATTGTGGATCAGGCAGTTGAAGCCCGGGCTCAGGGTAAACTCGGGAGCGTGCATGAGGATGACGCTCGCCGCGCTGTGGCACCCGCCAGTGGCCCGAACGATGACTCGCCCTTCGCACTCGTGCATGGCTTGCAGGAACAGGTCCGTGGCGTCCACGTCACCTCCCGGGCTCTGGAGGAACACTTCCACGATGTCGCCCTCGGATGCAGCCCTGAAGGCTTCAACGGCCTCTGTGAACTGCTCCGGGGACTCGATGGCACCGAACAGGTAGATGGCGAACCGCCCCGCTTGGGAAGGTGTGTAGGTCACGCGGAACATGCCGCTGTCTTCCCACATGCCGCGCCGCTTGGTGGCTTCCTTCGTAGGCGACAGGGCCTTCGGATTCTTGGTTTGCATGATGTCGCCTTTCATGACGTGTGATAGTAGAGCTTCACGAACGCACGGGTCAGACCAGATCGCACCACGTCTTCGGGCTTGAACTGCACGACGCCAATCTCGTCATCCAACGCGTCCAAGTCCTCGTGGTCCATGTATTCCGGATGGGTCTGGAGCGTTCGGTTGATGAGGTCGATTGTGGTCTTCAGGCCACTCGACACCTTGAGGTCGTTTTGCTTCTCGTCACCCGTGAACACCAACTGGCAGTTCTCCCCAAGTCGCGTCAGCACCATCTCCATCTCGTCATGAGTGAAGTTCTGCGCCTCTTCGACCAGTACGAAGCAGTCCTCGAAGCTCATCCCTCGCAGGTACTCCGCAGGGATCATCTCGATGACCTTCTTCTCAAGGCAGTAGCGGGTGAAGCCTTTGCCAAGGAACCGCTCAAGGTGAGCGATGGTTTGCTTGAAGTAGGGTGCCATCTTCTCTTCGATTTCACCCGGCAGGAGGCCGATGGACTTGCCCACTGCAACAGCAGGGCGAGCGAGGTAGACCTTCTCGACCTTTTTGGACCGCAGGAGGGATGCGGCCCGGTAGCACGCCAGCATGGACTTGCCCGTGCCCGCAGAGCCCGTCAGGAATACGACACGTCGGCCTTCGTTGAGGTAGCCGAGTGCGACCCGTTGGTTGTTCGTCTTCGCCGTGATTGTGACCGCTGGCGTAGCGGCAGGAGATTCAGGCGGGATGTAAGCTGCCACCCGAGCGGCATGGCAGTCCATCATCATCTTTTCCCGACGCGTAGGCCGAGCAATCTTCTTTCGTCCCAAGGAAACCTCCGATCCTTTGGTTATTCGTCAATCGCTGCCACTGCGGAGCAATGCAGGCTGCGACCGCTGTTCTTCGATGCGCTTCCGGCCCCACTTGGCAAGGATCAGGTGCTCCAGAGATGCACTCTCGGGCACGTCGCCAGTGAAGAAGGAGTCGATGAGGCTTTGCAAGAAGTCGCGCTCGGCTTCGGCACGCAGAGCACGGCTCTTCAGGGCAGCGGTGTTACTCACTGCGCAGCGGGTTCAGCAGGAGCGTCTTCAGCGGGCGCTTCTTCCGCAGCTTCTTCGCCGCCAGCCGCGAGCACGGCATCCACGACATCGGAGTCAGCCGTCAGAGGGGCAGCAAGGCTACCAGCGGCTTCCGCAGCGGCCTTGGCAGCCTTGGCAGCGCGTGCCTTCGCCAGAATCTCGGCACGACCGGGCTTCAGGACAGGTTCATCCTCACGCTGGACGATGCACTCGTACCAGTAGCCGATCATCGTCGGAGGGTTCTGCGGATCGAGCGTCCAGCCATCGGCCACAGCGTCGAGGATCAGTTGCACGAACACGATGAGGTTCGGGTCCATCAGGGTCTTTTGATTCATTCGTCTTCTTCCGGAAAGATAGGTTGGTCAAGGTCTTCAGCGAGTTCGAGTCGTTCGAGGACTTCGGTCAGGTCGGGATACGCGTCGTCGTCAGGCCACTCGGGGGCCTCATCAGAGAGGTTTCGGGGCACAAGGCTCCTTTCAATAGGTTATTCTTATAGAAACGTCCGTCCTTCGTCCGGATGCCTATTACTGAATACCTACTAAATTATTATTGTATACTATATTGAATATAATATACAGTAATACTCTGTAGGTACTATTAATAGATAGTGTAGCACGACAATGGCTGTTTGTCAAGTCCGAAGGACAACTTCTCATCATTGAGAACGCCCATCCTCGTCCGGTGGCCGGGCGTCAGCCCGAGGCTTGTTGTGCAAATGCCTGTGTCCTACGGACACGATCTTGACAATTGAGAGTGTCTATGATACAATGCAACATTCAATCGTATAAGGAGTTCCAGTGAGCAATTCATTGGTGCTGACCGATGTTCCGAGCTTCACTGAAACGCCTGTAGACCTGAAGAAGCTCCAACGAGACATCGCCAAGCACGGTAAGCCAGCCATCGACGCCCTCGTCAGTCTGCTCGACAGCAAGGACGAAAAGACTCGCCTGACGGCAGCTACGCGTCTTCTTGAGTTTCAGGTCGCCATCGCCAAGGAAATCAACGGCGAACAACTCCAACGCCTCATTGCCCAAGTCAAGCTGACTCTGGCAGGCGGCAAGAAGTCTCTCTACCCCGGAGAAGACGACAACACACCTCTGGTCGATTTCACAACGATTCGCCGGACGGAGTGACAATCCGCGTGTCCGTTTTAGGCCACGCCCAACCCTGCTCAGGTCAAAATGGTCTACACCGACAATCTCGCAATCGAGGGCATTACCCTTGCCCAACTCGCTGCCGGTCCCACAACCAAGCAACTTGCAGCGGCTCCCCGAGTTTCGTACTACGTCATTGGTGCTTCGCCTCCAGTCTACTACGAAATTGATCCCGTCAACAAGGTCTTCACGCAGTTGCAAGCTGGCACGCCAGCCTTCTCCCGTGGACGCCTCGTCGGCCTTTTCGGGGGCTCTGTCACAGCCCGCACAAGCCGCCAACGCTCCACATCAGCGAATGGCGTGGTCGCTACTCCCATCCTCGACGCTTCCGGCAATGCGACAGGATACACCGTCACCGTCACAACTTCCAACAACCATAATGCTCTCACGGGCAACAAGGTTCTGATGAGTTGTGAAAACGCCGATGCCATCGCCCTCTCTTCGGGCGGCACCATCGGTTCGCTCGTCGCCACTGGCGGCATTGCGACGTTCGACAACAACTACTTCTACGGCACGATCACCGTCACCGGCAACAAGACGTTCACGATGTCTTTCCCCGGTGAAACGCTTCCTGCCACTGGTGGCTACTCCGGTACTTCGACGCAGTCGTGGACCGTGAGCTTCCAAGAGCACATGACCCCGAACGGCATCCTGACCGAAGTGACCCGCCGTCTTGGCCGTCACCTTCGTCTCGGTGCGAATTTCGCGACGGGCTCCAACAACACGATGAACCTCCGGGAACGTCTCCCGCTGGTCATCAAGCACATCCTGCTCGGCACGGTGCATGAAATCCGTGGCTCGTTCGGTTTGGGCAACACGTTGATCTACGCTTCCAACCACGGTTGGACGGTGGCGCAAGCGGTGGCTCAGGCAGTGTTCGACGTGACTGCGATGGTGCAACAGATTGCCGCTGCTGGCGGCTCGTCTACCATCGAGATGCCTGCTCCGCAGACGAATACCACAGGTGCTGACACCACGGGTCTTCGTGCCCTGTACGAAGGTGTCCGTGCTGTTGCGAACGTTCCTGCGAACAAGTGCCGGATCACTGAAGACTTCAGCATCATCGTTGACCCGAACAGTGGCATTGGCAAGAGCCGATTCTACCGTGTCGGCGATCAGACCCACCCGAGCAACCAAGGCGTCGTGGCGCTCTCCTACGCGATTGCGCAACAGGAAGCTCCATTCTACACCGTGGGCGCGGAAGTCGCGATCACCTCGATTTACGACAACCTCAAGTCCGACTCTGGCTCGACGCAACTCTGCGACGGCATGTGGGCGGGCGAAAATACGATTGCCGCGTCCGGCCTGTCCGTGAAGAACTCCGGGAACGTGCATCCCATCGTCACTGCTATCTCCACAACGGGCAACGCCTCGCGAAGCATGACGTGGAGCTACTGGCCCCGGGCGGACGGTGTTGGTTATGACCTCGTGTGCGAAATCGTCGCAGCGGCGGCTTCCGACACATTTTCGATCCAGATTGGCAACCCGTCTCCACGGCAGTTTTCTGCCACGGTGGTTCAAGGCGCGAAGTACGTTCCGTACATCGACGCCACGGTTGTTACCCGAACTGGCACCCTCGCGGAAGCCTCGTGCTACTTCGGCATGACGGCAGACTTCGGCGCTGACACGGGCCGCACTGGCTACCTCAGCACGGACCGTATCCTCGACGGCACCAACAACGAAGGCGCGTTCTCGCAACCTGTGAAGATGGGCCAAGCCCTTCCCGGCATCACCATCCCTACTGGTTGGACCAACTGCACCAACATGGGGTTCACCCTCTTCCTCCAAGCGAACTCTGCGGGCACGTTCTACATCCGCTTTGGTCGTCCTACTCTCCGTCAGGTGGCATAATGAAGCCTTCACAAGAAATTTATGAAAGCAGCCTTGCGCTGCCTCCTGCAAGTGATATGATCGGGGAAATCCTGCTCTGTGCGGAACGAGGCCCACAGCCTCAAATCTGTGCATGGCGGGCCACCTACGGTGAAACAGGTGCGGTGTGGGTTCCGCTCGGTGACAGCTTCACAGGTGTCATGGCGAACTGTCCTGCGGCAACAGATGTCCGAACAGGCGCGACGGTGTTCCTGACTGACCTTGGCGTCCGTGCGATGCCGGGAGATACCAGCTACACTAACGTCGGTGGGCGTCTCCGTTCCAACGGCACGCGATGGGTTCCCGCTCCGGGCATGTCGGTCGTCCTCGTTGAGATTTACGCCACTGCTGCAACCCCTTGGGGCTCGTCTGGTGCCGGTTCTGTCGCCAACCTTGGCTCTACGGACATCACGCACGCTGCCGGTGCTGTTCCGACCATTGGTCCGAACATCATTCAGAGCGGTTCGATTCTTCGACATGAGCTTCTGAGCAAGCGGATTGCTGGCACGACCAGCAGCGCGGGCCTTTTGGCTGGCGTCATGGCGAACAGTCAATTCATGTTCGGTGCTTCGTTCTCAGCTGCTGGTGCTGCTGCGGAAGCTCCTGCGGACGGTCAGACGATCATCACAGGTGACACCACGTTCACAGGTCGCGCCTATCAGTTGTTCGGCGTGCAGAACGTCGGCAGCTACACAGATGTGACTTCCATGAGCCCGAACGTTCGGACAACCGGCCTTCAACTGAAGTGCGTGAAGTTCAACAACACGGGCTCCGCCAACACCGACAATCTCGGTATGCATTTCTGGCGAACAACTTTGATTGGCTAAACGCTTGACAAACAAGCGTTCCGTGCTACAATAGCTTCACGGTTGTAGCTCAGTGGCTCAGAAAATCCCTCTCAAGCAAGAGAGGGAATTCTAGACCCTCCCTCGATTGAGCGGAAGGGGATTAGTACGAGTAGAGCAACGGACTCATAATCCGTAGGTCGCCAGCCGCGTGGAACGGAAGTCATGAGCCGAGAAACGTGGAACGTCTGGTCAGCCGTACCGAACACTTGCCCTTGTAGCTCAGTGGTAGAGCAACCGCCTTGTAAGCGGTAGGTCGTCAGTTCGATTCTGGACCTAGGGCACCATATTACGCCCGCCTGCCGAAACTGGTAGACGGACCGGCTTGAGAGGCCGGGGACCGAAAGGTCGTGCAGGTTCGAGTCCTGCGGTGGGCACCAAGAACAAATGCGGGATAGCTCAGTCTGGTAGAGCGTCGGCCTCATAAGCCGAAGGTCGTGGGTTCAAATCCCGCTCCCGCAACCAAGACATACTGAAGGGTGGTGCAATCTCGTGCCCTTCGTTCGTCGGCGGCTCCAAACAGCAGTGTGAGAAGAACTCTGCGACGGTGGAGTAGACCTCGCTCAAACGAGATGCGGAGCACAGCGAATAGGCAGGTATGCCACTTACCCTTGCCGGGTAGCTCAGTTGGTAGAGCAAACGGCCGATAACCGTTAGGTCACTGGTTCGAGTCCAGTTCTGGCAACCAAAATTCTCATGGGGTGGGAAGCGTCTCAACAAGCGACGTTAAAATCTTGTGTCGGTCCTGACCAGCGGACCTTAACTGCTGGCACGAATTCAGTTGGGGGTTAGCTCAGTTGGTAGAGCAACGGGTTTTGATCCCGTTGGTCGTAGGTTCGAGTCCTACACCCCTTGCCAAGATTTGCCCTCATCGTCTAACTGGTT